GTTTTCATTACATTGGACGAGAAAAGCGGTGCTGAGAAAAAAACGTCTACCCAGGTATTGGTGCAGGCAGCCGACTTGCGTGATGCGGTAAAGAAGCTGGATGAGGGTATGAAAGGCACAATGGCCGACTACCAAATTGCATCGGTAACGGAAACCGCCATCATGGATGTATATCCGTATGAGCCAAACGAGACTGAGGATGATAGTAATACAGAAGTATCCCGATTTATCAATAGATTCCCAGAGGGACAGTGTACAGAGGTCACAATTGGCGGCAAATCGGTTATTATAGACAAGACCGGAAATAAACCTAAAGTCATTCCGAACGGCAGTATAGAAAGTGAGGCTAAAAATGAATGATTATATCCCGGATTGGTATATCCCTAATAAATAACCATACTTATTAACTAAAAGCCCTCTGCTCACGCAGAAGTCCCGTGAAAGGTTCGGGTTAAGTGATTTAATTTCAGCTAACAGTTAACTATCCCGATGTGGCTTGACCGCCTATCCGGGAACTATTTGTTAACCTGCCTGTCCGGTCTGTGAAGATTGGGCGGGCAAAAATGGTGGTATGGCGGAACAACGAGAGACGCTAAAGTGAAGCTCTTATAGATAGGTTGGTAAGTCAATGTGTTACGGTTAGCCGTAAAAAAAATTCAAACCACTGAGTTAATAACGGGTAATGCCGAATAGACCGCAATGTCAATGAATAAACTACTTGGTGAAAGTCCAAGAAAAACTCCTATCATGCAGGTGCAAGTCCTGCTACCACCTCATAAATGTGAGCCACACGTAAATGGCATGGGTTAGTAATAATGGTTGTGCCCTGGAGAATACGCTTCGGGGCTTTAATAAAAAACATCATGGAAACAAAAGAAATTACCAAGACTATTTACACTGCAAATGACGGGAAAGAGTTCTTAACGAAAGAAGATTGCGAAAAGCATGAAAGGTTTGTTGAAGAAATACTTTCACGTATTAAGTATTTCTGTATCAGATGTAATCCTGACTTAACAGAAACAGGAAATTTCTCTCATAAAATATATGTGGCTGTGTTTTCTAAACATTACCTATATAAAGATATTGCATTTCAATGGGCTTTAAAGAAGTTTGGTACTTACTTAGGGGAAAGCGTAATGGGATATGGCTTCCAACCCCATTTTAATGTAAGTGAAGTTTCTAAAGAAGAATACGAAAACTGCCCACCTACTGAATGGGGAGGCTCGAAATTAGAAAGTGAGAAAATATTCCTTAGTCCCAAATCGGTAGAAGGATTTCCTGAAAACATTGACTACATGGAAGAATGGGGATTCAAATAAAAACTTGAATGAAACTTACAATAACCAAATCCGAAGGTGCAATCATTCAGAAGCTTATCGCAGACCGAAAGTCAGACATTCATAATATTGGAGGTGACAGCAAACAGGCAGAGCGTCTAAGTAAGCTGAGCAAGAAGATTGCAACGCAGATAAAGAAACAATACAAGACATAAGTCCTTACGTAATAACTTCTGCGGTTCTTATTACCTATGACGGAAAGAAGATACCGTTGGAAAACATAGAAAGTGAAATAATGACCCGACCTATTCAGTTGACTAAGGAGAGGATACTCGATGCTTTCTCCATGATGAAAGATAAGCCGGTGGATGTTGAACTTAAAGTAAAATATATATGAGACATTTAGAAGATTCTCTCCAAAAATCTATAATTAAATATTGGGACTTGAAATATCCCAAATGGAAGAAAAGGCTGGTTCATGCTCCTAATGGAGGAAAGCGCAACGCAATCGAAGCAGCAAAGTTCAAGCAGATGGGTGTTCGTGCAGGATTCCCCGATTTGGTACTTCTTATACCGAATAAGTTTTATCCTTTCTGTGGGGTGGAATTAAAGACTAAAACAGGCAGGCAGTCGGAGAATCAGAAAGCCTATCAGAAGGAGTTTGAGAGTATCGGCGCTAAATATGTCGTTGTCCGGTCACTTGATGAGTTTATAAAAGTTGTAAACGATTATTTGAAAGATGTATGACAATGGCAAAAGATAGCTTTATACTATATAAGTCTTTCTACAAACCTATATCAAGATTATCAGACAAACAGCTTGGACGATTATTCCGTGCAATTTTCAAGTATCAACTTGGCGAGGAGGTTACGGTAGAGGAGGACATTGAAATGGCATTTGGTTTCTTTATCAACCAATTTGAGATAGACGAAACTAAATATCATGGCATTGTCGAGAGAAACCGGAACAACGGGCGTAAAGGTGGTGCTCCGATTGGGAATAGCAACGCAAAATCGAAACAACCCAAACAACCCAGTGGGTTAAATTCAACCCAAACAACCCAAAACAAGCCTAATGAAAATGATGATGAAAATGATATAGAGAAAGAATCTCCTAACGGAGATAAGAAAGCGATTCCCAAAAACAAGGAAGTTGATTTGTCTTTTGTTGATGAGGATTTTAAAGATGCATTTAGGGAATGGCTTGGATATAAGCGCGAGCGAAGGGAAAACTATAAATCTGCTAAGTCGCTAAAAATGTGCTATAATCATCTATTAGAGTTAAGTGACAACAACCCCCAAAAAGCAAGATGTATTGTTGAGCAATCAATAGCAAACAACTATTCCGGATTATTTGAACTAAAAAATTATGGAAAGAATCGGAAACCTGATACTGAACCAGACAAAAGCTCCGCCGGTATCAAATCAATCGTCTTCGGCAAACAAAGCTAATCAGAAACAATGGAGCAAGGAGCAGGCTGATATGTACTGGCGCAACCAACTCGTAGCTTCCATGAAATCCGTTTCCCCAGCCTTTACAGTTGATGATAGCAACCGCCAACTGCTGAAAGCCCTTTATCAATGGGTTTGGGGGATTCCCGGAGTATTGGATGTAAGAAAGGGATTATTATTACACGGCTCTATCGGAGTGGGCAAGTCCACTTTGCTGAAAGGGCTACAGAACTATGCGGCAAAAATTGCCCGTTATTGTATTGGCGGCGCGGATGCTGGATTGACCTTTCAGTTTACCAGTGCTGCCGAGATTGCCTTGCAGTTTGCCGAGAAAGGTATTACCGGGTTAAACCAATACACAGATAGGTCATGTATGCACAATCTTGCCATTGACGAGGTAGGACGGGAGCCAATGGATGCCAAGCACTTCGGTACGGGCATAAATGCCATTCAGACCGTTTTACAACTCCGTTATGAGCAGCGATATAATTTCTATACCCACATGACTACCAATCTTGACCCGGACAAGGAGTTCTCTCAACGGTATGGAGCCTATATAGCCGACCGGGTGAAAGAGATGTTCAATGTGGTTAAAATTGAAGGTGAAAGCCGAAGATAGATGGCAAAGAAAAAAGAACCCCTCTCCCTCGTCCACTGCCGCCAATGCTCATACGCCACAGACTTTATCGAGAACTCATGCTTTTGTAAAATTAGAAGCCATAGAGTGTGCGCTTGTGGCAGATACGGCAGGACATGCGAGAAATTCAAGAAAAAATGATTATGGACATAGAGATTGAAAAGAAAATCGAACAATTGGAGTATCAGCGCATGATTGATGAACTTGCAAAAGAGAGCAGAAACAAGAATATGAACAAGGCAGAACAGACAAGGCAATGACTACCGACACGGCAAATCAGATAATCAACAAGTATGAGAGCCTTGTAGTTCTGTGCACCTACAACATATTGCTCACGAACGACATCTGTTGCGGGCAGGTTATCTAGTGTCTGCATGCGATGAAGAGAACGCCTTATTACAAACAGGCATTCAAGCGGTATTTGAATGATGCCGATAAGGCAAGAAAGGAATACGAGCGTACTGTAAACAGCGTTATCGGTTCAGACCGGAGCGAGTTTTTCGCTAACTGCAACGACAAGTACACGGAAGAAGTGAACAAGCACGTGGATATGCTGTATTGGCAGTTCAAGCAGGCTCTTGACGATAACGGCATATCCCATTCCGCAGAGATTGCAAGGTTCGAACTTGCAAGGACATTATGTGATTACGCCTGCATCCAGTTTGACGAAAGGATTAAAGAGCTTCGAAAGAAAGATTCACGGTTTAACGGGTTTACGTTGGAATACCTGAAGCTTTCCAATGTGACAAGGATGATGAACCTTGCTTCCGACTGTTTGAAAATCGGGAAAACGGTCAATATGAACACAGAGCGGTGTACAGCAGCATTTGATGTGCTGGTAAGAAAGCTGTCGGATGCGGATAATATTGCCAACGCGATAAAAGTTTAGCGAGATGAAACTTATTTATAACCTTATAACCCTCCTCATGGACTGGCTCTCGGTAGAGGTTGGAGCGAATGAAGAGTGGTTCTGAATTATGGAAATGAAGAAAAGCGAATTGACACACGGCTCTCTGTTTAGCGGCATTGGCGGTTTTGAATTAGGTGCCGAAATGGCAGGAATTGACACTTTGTGGAATTGTGAGATAGAAAAATTTCAAGGTGAAATATTAAAAAACAAATTTCCTCATGCAGAAAGATTCACAGATATTACAAAAACAACCGGACTCCGATATGTGGACATCATTAGTGGAGGATTTCCGTGTCAAGACATCAGTGTTGCCGGAAAATGTGAAGGTATTAAGGGAAAGCGCTCCGGGTTGTGGAGTGAGATGTACCGAATTATATGGGAAGTTAGACCTAAATACGTCATCATTGAAAATTCGCCAGCTCTCACTATTTCCGGTCTCGAACAAGTCCTATGCGACCTTTCCAAAATCGGGTATAATGCGGAATGGCAATGTATATCAAACTACGCTTTTGGATACCCACACAAAAGGGAAAGACTTTATCTTATTGCCTACTCCAACAAAATCGGATTACAAGGCGACGTTTGCAAATGTGGAAGCATTAACTCGATATTTAAACAGTGGACATCAGATACGAGTGTCGGATATACTTGCGCAAAAAGGATTCTTGAAATCCCAGCGCATAGCATTGTTAGAAATGATGATGGGTTTCCCGATTGGTCACACAGAGTTGGAAGTATCGGCAATGCGGTAAATCCAACGGTGGCAAAATATTTATTTGAATGTATTAAGATTTTCGATAAACAATTAGAGTATAACTAATTAGCCATGAAGAAAAGAATAGAAAAAAAGATGCAGAAACACCCGCACAGATACAAATTGCATCAGTATTTGAAGTATGCCCGCCAATGGTGTTTCGCTCTGACATATAAGGGTAAACTATACACGTTGTTAGACGATGGTAGAATTGTAAAGGAGATTTAATATGAAACAGACAACTATCCCCGCTTTTAAATATTGGCTCCGGATACATGGTTTCCGCTTAGAATGGTTCGGTACTGGAATAAAAAACAATCCAATCAAGATTAAATCAAAAAGAAAGAAATGAAAAAGTAAATATGGAATTAAAAGAATTGACATTAAAGATATGTGACATCTTTGGATGTAGCAGTATTACTACACTGCCTGATAAGGTTATGTTTGCTTTGTTTTCTCAGAATCCCACTTTGTATTTTGAGAAGTACAAAGAGTTATGCCCTGATTTGACTGTAGATTGGATGCAAAGGGTATATCAGTTCTACCACGCAGACAGAAAGGAAAAGAAACAGGATTATACACCTGTATCTCTTTCTAAGCTGGTTGCTTTTCTTAGCTATACACCATGCGAGAAAGTTGTGTACGATTGTTGCGCTGGTTCCGGTTCTCTGACTATTCAAAAGTGGTGCACTAATCCGGATTTAAAGTTTGTTTGCGAAGAATTGGATACGAATGTATTGCCTATCCTTCTGTTTAATCTTTGTATTCGTAATATTGATGCGACAGTGGTAAACAAAAATATTCTCACTGGTGATATTATCGGTTCATATAAGGTAATCAGAGGTTCAATATATGGAATTATACAGCGTCCGATGTTTCCGGAAACAGAATTTCTAAAAGCTGATGTAGGCATTTCCAACCCGCCATTTAATTTAAAAGTTCCTGTATCTGAAGAAATAATCAAAGCTTTACCTCAGAAATACACTTGTAATTTTGCTTTCGTGGCGCATTGCCTGCAAAGGAGTGAAAGATGTGCGTTGATTCTTCCCAGAGGTGTGCTTACAAGCAAAGAAGAGAAAGAGTGCAGGAGATACTTTATTGAGAAGGGATGGCTGCAAGCTGCTATTTCTTTGCCGGAAAAGATGTTTGAGTCTACCTCTGTAGCGACTTGCATACTTTTGTTTGATAAGAAGAAAACGAGTAAAGATGTGATGCTGATTAATGCGGAGGGAATGAAATCTGTTGAAGTAAGAGAACAACGTGGAGAAGGTGGCGCTTCTCATTACAACCGCATCTATAAAAAGGAATTTAATACTTTTTCAGATGAACAGATTGCTGCTATATGCGAACTTACAGTAAAAGAACAGGATTCATTCTCTAAAAGGCTTTCAATCGAAGAACTGGAGCAAAAGGGATACAATCTTACTATTGGCTCATATCTGCCGATAGAATTAAAAGGAACTATTCATCGAGACTTCAACGCTATAATATCAGATATTAACCGTGTCATCAGAGAACGTAATGTTATTAAGGTGACAGTTAATAAGGTATGGGCTGAACGTCTTGGACTTACAGAAATTATAAAAGATTGCGAATCATCCAATGAAGTAGTGAAAGCTATGAATGAAAGTTTTGCATCATTCAAGAATTACGAAGTAAAAGAGAAAATTATTGAGAATAAGTATATTCAATCTTCCAATAGTAAAGTATTTTGTATTGAGAATACTGATAAGGAAATATTGTCAAGCATCATGCCTTTCTTTATGAATATGTATAAGCAGCATATTTATTACCTAAATAATGAAGAGAATAGGCTTCTTTCCGAACTTAGAGATTCAATGCTGCCATTACTTATGAATGGAGAATTGGCTTTTAAAGATTAACGTATAACTAACAGTGATATGAAACAGACAGTAGAAGAAGCAGCAAGGAAATATGCTGACGATAAATGTCAAGAACGTGGAGTTCCAAAGAAATATAGATTGCATTTCGATTTTGATAGATATGACATTGAACAAGGGTTCAAAGCCGGTGCTGAATGGCTTGCAAATCGGATTAAATCAATCATGCAGGACGATTCACAGACAGACGGAGAAGTTATAGAGAATATTCATAAACTCTTAAATTTATAATGACATGAAAGAGGTATGGAAAGACACAAAAGGAGTGTTTGGGTATCAAGTTAGTAATTTTGGACGAGTTAGAAGCATTTTTAGTAGATGGGGGAAACGAGCGTATCCAAGGATAATGAAAGGTTCTATAGATTCTCATGGATATGTTCAGGTAACAATTAGCATTAATGGGGAAAGGAAACTAATGTTTGTGCACAGGCTTGTTGCAAAAGCATTTATACCAAACCCTTTAAATTTAGAGATGGTAAATCATAAAGACGAGAACCCTTTAAATAATAATGTTGATAACTTGGAATGGTGTACAAGGTCTTACAATAACTCCTATGGGCATGCGACTGATAGTTATCGAAAAAAGATTTGTTGCATACATGGAGAAACTGCTTACGTTTTCAAATCAATAAAAGATGCTTCAATTAAAATGAATATTCCAACAACATCTATTTTCAACTCATTAAAAAGACGTTCGCCAATGGTTAGCAGAGGTCTTATGTTTTATTATGTTGGTAAAAACGAAATCCTCTCTTTCGATGAGATACTTGAAGCCAACAAGGATGTACTGGAACGGATTAAGGAGAAAGGAGACTGAATTATGGATAAACAAACCAACAATATTTGCTGTGAAAAATGCAAGCATTATCTCCATGTGGTAGATAGAGAGAACCGTTCTCGCGGATATGTATGTGCTTTATGGCTGGACGGGATAGCTGGTAGTTTGGACTGGTTCTATCCGGATGTGAAATGTTTCGAGAAAAATACAAGAGATGGAAAAGTACAGAATTAAGACACATGGAGTATATGGCCATATTTTTGACGTTCAAGTGAAAAAGTGGTATGGATGGGTACTCGTTAAGAGGTTTAAGGCGGATGTGAGTTCTAACGACGCGATGATAGACAATATTTATTACTGTGAAATACTATCCAAGGAACTTTTGGAAAAATTGGAGGAGGAATTATGAAATCAAAACAAGTATTATCAATAGACCAAATGAAACATTTGCAGGAACTTGGATTAGATACGAGTGATGCAAGTATGATATTTCAAAGAGGTTCTGCCACAAGACACGAATGGGTACTTCATGTAATGGGGTATGCAGACATATCATTACGAGAAAAAGAATTTACTTACACCTTGCAGGATATTCTCAGCAAGTTACCGCGATACATAAATGACTTCGGTGTAATGTATAAGATGTGCGTTGAACCTCTTTTTTCTGGTCCTTGGGCTATAAGTTACCAAAGAGGCATATCTGAACCATTCATTTTTAAAGTTGCCGGAAATCTATTGGATGCAGCCTACGAGATGCTGTGCTGGTGTATTAAAAACGGATATGTTGAAAAGGAGGGTAAATAATGAAAGCGAGAATAAAAGAGACTGGAGAGATTGTAGAGGTTGAAGGCTTATTCGACGTTGGGACTGCCTTAGTGAAAGGTAGGTATTTCAAAGTGTCAGAACTCGACTTCTTTGATAATTTTGAAACTATTGATTGGGAGCAAAGGCGTTATGAATTGGCAAAATCCGCTATGCAAGGGTATTGTATTGCTTTAGGAATAAACGATGACAGTGAAACTTATGATGATATTGCAATAGGTTCCTTGAGAGCAGCCGATGCACTAATAAAGAAATTGAAAGGGAAATAACCATGGAAATAAAGAACGGAATAATAATAGACGGAGTGCTGCATGAAGCGGTGCAAGATTATGTTCATTGCGCCTTATGTTCTCTATACGAGAAATGCGCAGAGGTGGACTACGCAGCATGTATGACCGATTTGTTTAGCTATGGCGGTTTTATCAATCGTGGCAAAGTAACAGATATTAAGATAGATAAGGAGGAATGACTATGGGATTTACAACACCGTGCTTTATAAGAAAAAGTACACCGGAGCTTCGGAAGAAGTTGGAGGAGTTGGGATATAGATTATTTGGGGCGGAACTTAACGAAGATTTATGTATTTTCACTGAACCCGAATACAGTCTATATAGTGTTGAGTTTTTCAGTAACATTCCACATCCTGACGAAACCGATAGTGTTGATTGCGGAACCAACGAAGAGCTTTTATTGGCTATTGCTGCATTAAGGGATGATACAGATAAGTTTCAATGGTTTACCGATGGAAATAAATGGATTTTGTGTCCTGAAATCAAGTTCTCTACCTATTGGGCTTACAATGATGTTGACATTAACACAGATACCATTCACAAGGCTACCGTAAACGAACTGATTGAACACTTTAAAGTATGAAGAAAATAATTATCCTTTTGGCAACAGTTGCACTATTCGGGTGCAATAACTCTGGAGAATACCCTATAGAACACCGTACAATTGAGGGAAGCGTAACTTATCTCAATGATAGTATAGTGATTATCTGTACCCATAAAAAGGGGCTTGACAACTACGAAACGAAGATTATTAATTTGAAAAGACAATAGCTATGACCGAAGAACTCGTAACATTAGAGACAGCGAAGCTGCTGAAAGATAAGGGCTTCAATTGGAAGTGTGAACACATAATAGACCGCAATAAGGTTATTACAAAATATGACCTTCCGCAAAGTATGTCGTGTTGTACGGAAATAGATGACGAACCTATTGAATTTTTGTGTCCAGTGTTGTATGTTGCTCAAAAGTGGCTGCGTGAAACCAAGAAGCTACACGTTGAAGTATCCTATATGTATGGAGACTATTGGATATATGATATACTAACAATACCGAACCATGATTTAGTGGGATTATCCGACAGGCCTTTGGTGCATTATAAAAGCTACGAGGAAGCACTTGAAGCCGGAATACAAGAAACTTTAAAACTTATATGAGAATGGACCCTGTTGTAAATGATGCTTATAGGCTTAGAAAACTTTTAGAAAAAGCAACGGGGCTAAAAGTATATAAGTCGGAACTAATAGCCAACTATTTTAATGGCTATCTAAGTATAGTACAAGAGTATAAGAATGAAACCAATCCGCACATTACAGTAGCACAAGGTAGCTGGTCGATAGAAAACGGTGGGGAGTATAAAATTTCACTCTATACACCTACAATCGTTATTAAAGGCAAGAGGATACTTAATACTCGTTTTGTAAAAGATGTAGCCTATAAGATAGTGGAAGCATTAAATGATGAATTTGGGGAAGATAATTGGAATACGTGCAATGAGGAGCAAAAGTGTTGGCTTCCCATGTCTCGAAACTCGTTCTATTTACAAATCCCAAATTTTGAGAAATATTAAAACTTATATGATTATGAACAAAGGAATTTACACAAAAGAAAATGTAGGTAATGGTGTATTCATCTTTACCGCCAACAAGAGTTTTGTAGAACCTAAATTTGGGGGACTGCATGAAGAAAACGAACAGGCACAATGTGCAGTTATTATCCATGATGGCAATGCTTTATTCTTCTATCCGGAAGATATGGATAATAATACCCATATTCTTCTTGATTGGGAGAAAGAGCAAACAGGGAAGATATATCCAACTACAGAAGAAGGCATGAAGGATACTGATGGAATAGGTAATACCAAAGCATTAGCTGCATCCGGAAGCGAAATTGCTGAGAAAGTCATAGCATTGGACTTATGTGGATTAAGTTGGCACATTCCGACACTACAAGAGAGTGTCTTAGGGTATGAACATAAGGTTATGCTGAATACAGCCTTAGCTATCTGCGGAAAACAACCAGTGAAAGATGACTGGTATTGGTGCTCTACGAGAAAAGGAAACAAACGCAATTTTGTTCTCGATTGGTTCAATGGTAGTTGGTTCAACGGCAGTCAGGACTTTGACAGTTGGGTTCGCCCCGTGTCCGCTATCTCTCTTAATTCACTTTAACCTTATAAAAGAAAGATACAATGAAGAAGATAATGTTCAACAATAAATACGGCTTAACGCAGGCTGTATTGGATGGTCGGAAGACGCAGACAAGAAGAATCATTAAGTGTCCGAAAGCATATCAAGAAAATCCTGCTGGATGTTTTAGGATTACTGAATCAGATGATGTTAGCCCCCTTTTTGAGATTCTTGTATATGATAAGGACTGTAATGACTTTGTTCCAATGTTTATTCAGCCGAAGTACAAGGTTGGTGGAGTTTTTGCCATTGCACAATGTTATGAAAGTTTAGGGATGAATCCCGAAATTGCACTTAATGATAGGGACGGAATAGGATTTTATACTAAAACTAAATTCGCACCCGGTTGGAAAAATAAAATGTTTGTCCGTGCTGACCTCATGCCCCATCATATCCGCATTACCGACATCAAGATAGAACGGTTGCAAGACATTTCCGATGAAGATTGCCTGAAAGAAGGAATTTACAAAGGACAATGCGGAAGTGTAGATACACATTTTATGGATGCTTATTATTATAAAGGGGACATTCAGCCTTATTGCACTCCTCGTGACGCATTCGCAGAACTGATAGATAAAGTCTCCGGCAAAGGGACATGGGCATCCGATCCTTATGTTTTCGTATATGAATTTGAACTGATTGATTAAAAACGAGAAAAGATATTGATTATGAAACGTGAAATAAAATTCAGAGGAAAAAGCACTGATACGGGGAAATGGATATATGGATTTCTCTCTTTTTTCTATACTGCCGGAAGGGACGAAAACGGACTTATCCTCACAGACAAGGCAAAGATATATTCTCCGGAAGACTGCCGGTGCGATGACGTATGGGCTGAAACTGTTGGTCAGTTCACGGGAGTTAAATACAATGATAGAGAAATATATGAGCATGATTTGGTTGAATGCGCTGGTGTACTATGTGAAGTAGTGTATAGTGATAAAATCGGTTCTTTTGTGCTATTAGAAGTTCTGTCTCAAAATCTTGGAAATAAGCCAATAGGACAAATGATAGATATGTTCGGGATTAGATATGTAGGTAATATTTACGACAGCCCGGAGTTATTGAAATAAAACAACCATGAGTAAATACATGAATTGGGAACTCTACGATAAACCACCTGAGGGTTTCTCCATTGACAAGCATACTGGTTCTCCTTTGACCGGATACGACTTTTACACAAACGGGAAAAGCGTCTTAAACGGAGGAGTAAGAATTCTTGTAAAATCTCTGAATGTTCATGTTAACAACATAGCAGACAACCACTACCCCGTGAAAAGAAACACTCCCAATAACAAAGAACCCAAACAAGACCCGATGATTAACCGTAATGTGCGCCAACGGGTAAATGTCTTTGCACGCGAGAGGTTTAAAGTAAAGCTACTACAAGAAATAGAATTTGATTTAATGGTGTGTCAACTCGAAGGCTGGAGTATGGGAAGCTACGTCAATGAGCTTAAGCAATTGATTGATGATGTTTATCGGAGAATGGTTAAGACAAAGAAAAGGAATAGCAAGACTATCAGTAACCCAAAACTTGAATTTAAAGATGAATGAATTATATATACCTCCACAGCGATTAAACCGCAACCCTATTAACGGGCGGTTTTTAAAAGGAAGTATCCCTCATAACAAGGGGAAGAAATGGGATGATTACATCCCTTCGCATAAAAGGGAAAGTATGATTAAAGGATTAGCTTTAGGGAGAACGGGAAACCCTAATATAGCGGGCTGCAATGCAAAGAAAGTAGTAGCCATAAAGAGCGGACGGTTACAAGGTGTTTTCCAGTCCTCTAACGATGCGAAACGAAAGACTGGCATTTGCGCCCGTAATATCAGGAATTGCTGTTCCGGAAAGCGTAAACACGCTGGCGGCTATCAATGGTTTTGGGAAAGCGATAATAGTTGGTGTGAATTAATTATAAATGAATAATATAACCATGAGTAAATTAGAGCACATCGCCACAATTGATTACTGCTACTGGCGATTGGAAAAGTTGAATGAGGCTCTTTCCAAGCCTAAATCGACTATGGAGCAGTTGGTTGATAAAGCCTGCGGTTATAATGAAGTAGAAGAAGTGAAAAAGGAAGCTATAACCGTTTTGGAACAGATTATTGAAAGCAAAAAGGCTATCGGTGCGGATTATTCGGGTGATAGCAAGTTCCTTGATAAATTAAAGAACAAAGAAACGCATGAGTAAACTATACAAAGCAACCCTCTTCGGTAAATCATTCATTATAGGATGGTTCAGCCATGCGGACAAGTGGTATCATAAATTTAGTATAATATATTGAACCAATGAGAAAAGCAGACAGAATAATCAGAGACAGACACTCCCGCATCCCGGACAAATACAAGAAGATTGACACTGCGGTCAACGGGGATGCGGAAAGCTTTGCCGAACAACACAAGGAAGTGGAAAGAAGGCTATTCCCTCTATGCCTTAACAAGACCACCGTTATTTACGTCACAAAAGACAAACAAAATGAAACATATGCTGCGAAAGCACGTAAACGGATGGGGATAGCAGAGCCGAAGAAACCTTTCGTTGACCCGCTTTCGGAAGAAAACATTACCAAGTTATACAAGGAAGAAAAGATACCGCCCCGCAGAATGGCTGAAATGTTGGATGTAAGTGTAAGGACGATATATCTAAGATTGGCTAAGTATGGACTTACAAAAGTTAAATGCAGATAACATGAAAGAGAATAATATTTTAAACAAAGAGATTTATACAGAGGCTATGATAGCAGCCTCTAAGGTTGATTTCCTTGAGAGCAAGGAAGAAGTTGAGATGTATGCCACTTCGCTGTATAACGCGATGATATGGGGTAGAAAAGTAAAATATTAAGTTTTTTATTGGGCGTTATAGAAATTAGAGGTATATTTGCAGCGTTACACATATTAAGAGGCGGACGGTTGTCTGCTATTAGCAGGCATTTTTTATGTTTGTAAGCTAACGCTGTATATTATAGCGGTCTGCAAACCCGTGTGGAGAGTTAATAGCCTCCCAACTGCCTCTTAGGTATGTGTAACGGCGGGTTAATTGCAGACCGTCTTCTTTCTGCAATGCCATAAAACGTTACAAAAATGGCAAATGAATTAAATCCAAACAAGAAAACAATGAGCTCGCTTGAAATTGCAGAGCTCGCAGGTAGAAACCACAAAGATGTTATGCGCTCTATTCGTGATATGGAACCAGCATGGGTGAAAGTTAACGGGCGCAATTTTGCGCTCGTTGAATACAAGGATGCAAAAGGAGAAACTCGTCCTTGTTATGAACTACATTACGATGAGTGTATGTATGTCGCTTCCAAATTCAATGATGAAACGAGAGCAAAATTGGTTGTTCGTTGGAGAGATTTGGAAACAGGAAAAGCCGAACCGATAATCAGTTTGGTAAAAACAGAAACGAAACAGCCAACCATATCCGACAAGATGAAAGCTGCTACATGGGCAGCAAAATTCTTGAACTTGAACGAGAACTCAAAGCTAATTATTGCAAAGCAGATACTTGAACCGTACAATCTACCGCTTCCAGACTATACCCCGTCAAAAGGGATAATAAAATCAGCAACAAAACTTCTTGAAGAAAGAGGACTGGAAAGGCAGATTTCTGCACAGGCTTTCAATAAAATAGCCATGCAGAAAGGTTTTTTGTGTGAGGTAGAAAGGAATTCTTCACGCGGTCAGAAAAAGAAATTTAAGTCAATTACGGAGAAAGGTCTTCTGTATGGAGAAAACCAAGTAAATCCGAATAATCCGAAAGAAACTCAACCATTATGGTATGGAGATAAGTTTGATGAATTTCTTAATGTATTAGGGTTCTAAAATTAGTGATAAACGTAAACAATACATTATGAAAAGAGATACAAAAACACCGTTCTATGACGTTATGTGCAATGTAAACGAAAGCTGCGTTTTGGCGGTATATTTTAATAAAATTATTGGTGAATTGGAAACTGTAAGAATATTTTCTTCACCAAGAACATTTGAGGACACTAAGAAAGAGAATAAAGATTATTCTGCTATTTTTTATCAAACTGTTCTTTGGGAATTGTGGTTTCATGGAGTTGTGGAAAGGCTTAATGAATGGAACGAAATACTTAATGAATACTTTTCCGAATACGAAGGGAAGTGGAAATTTTATGCTTGTTCAAAAAGGATTGAATCTATCAACGAATATGGAGGTGAAGAATCAGATTACAATGAGGACGGTAGCATAAGAACTTTAAACCTAACCAAAGATGATTTGAGACATCATACAGCTCTTGGTGAAATGGTGCAAGATGATTGGAGGGATATTGTGCAAGAAACTACCTGTGCCGATTTACAGTATATGATTACATGTTTAAAAGCCCATGCAAGCTTTTCATTACCCGATGCTTTTAAGGAATTTTTCGGGAAAGAAATTACTACTTATAAGCAAGATGAAAACGGTAATATGGTTCCAATGAATTTTGCGGATAAGGCTATGGATAAGGCAGTAGAGCAATATACGGCTGACGGAATGGCTATTGGCATTACATTGGTTTGCGAATTTATCCAACGCATAATCAGGGATATTAGGGCAATGGATAAGTTCAGTGACAACAGAGACAAACTTATCCAAATGCACAAGGACGTAAGAAATATCCTTGATTTTAACCTCGATAAAGTTTCCTATGTAGAGGAAATGCTCGAAGAGGAACGTAAAAGCAAATAACATCAAGCCTTGTCCGTATCTATTGCGGACAGGCTTTTATCAAAAGACTAAACAAATATTCATCATGGAAAGAAATACAACACCCGCTAAGAAGAAATACGACCTTAGCGCAATAGACGAATTATTCAAACATAGCATAACACCCGAAGAACTTAGAGGGGAGCTTATCGAACTGGTGTTTGATTACGCACAATACGTAGAGGAAGGCGCTACCGACTTGTTCAAATGTCACATGGGTACACTATATGTGCTATATAAGGCTTTAGAGGATGTAAAAGAATTAGAGACACCAAGCTAATACCCTCACCAAAACAGCAAGCGGTATAACCCAATGGAGAACCCGTTCAAATCGTTCTAAACGTTCCATTGGATAACTTGGAAAAGGCGGCAATAGTCCATGTAAAGGACATTGTCCGCCAATTCAAGCAGTTCATCTATGTAATCCTTTTTTCGCATCACGTTCAAGTTTTCTACGTTGTTGGCGGTTTATACCATTTGCCGCGGCAAGGCTGTTCAGCGTCTCTTTCTGTTCGGGAGAAAGCATGTTATATACTTCTTCCCGGGATTTGCCTGATAAAATGGCTTGTACTATTTTCCACATAAGCTACGTCTGCAATGTTCACACAAAAATTTCTTCGCTACCGGGAACATCTTCTGTCCCACATATCCGCTAAGGTACTGCGCCTCTTCCCCGTATGGGTCGATGCCGAACGCCCGTGAGATATGCCGACATAGATGCCCTTTTTCATGGTCGAAAGAGTTTTGAAACTCTGCCGGGGAAGAAGTAAGGGCTATAACCATTACGGTTTGCCTGTTTTGGATATTGGAGTAAGTGATACCCGTATTCAGATTGCAGGAGCGCATGTTCTTATAGGCATTCACCAAATCCAGCCCCCTGCATCCAACCCGCCGAAGGTCGGCGATGATACGGTCGGTATAATAGCAGTCCACCGCATAATATACACGGACTTCCCAATCATAATCCGGTATGTAAAAATCCTGTATTATCATAGGCTACATCATCTGTTCCCACATGATAGGATTGCCGGAGCCTATGCAGTCGGCATAGAACCGCGTGAAAGGCATTCCATTGTAAGCGTCCACATCATCTATGTAATCCTTAATGAACAATGCGAGATGGGCTTCGTCAGTGATAGAACTTTTGTAGTAATCCGACTTCGCCATGTTTGCCACGTAAACGCTGTCGTACCCTGCATCCTTCTCCAGGTTTACACTGTACTTTTTCAGAAGCTCCTCTACCTGCTCTTTGCTGATTGGCTCCAGCTTTTCTTCTTTACCCGTAGATTTATTTTCCATCTTCATGCGGGAAACAGCCCATAGGCACATCTTCTTGCTGAAATGCCATCCGTACTGGCTGAGATAGTCAGCCATTGCAGGCGGTATTCTGTCGTATGTATCTAATCTTTGTTTCATATTTTCCTGATTTTAAGTGATTGGCAAAAGAGGGGAATAATCCCCTCTCCATTACATGAACTCTCCGTTGGCGCGTCTGCGTCTGCGTTCGCCCATATCATCACCGTAAGGCTGTGAACCGCGGCGTTCGCTGTAAACCGGATATTCCGGAAAGTAACCCGGCATACGGCGTTCGCCCATATCTGAGCCGCCGCTATAGCTTCCACCGCGTGAACCACCGCTGTTACGATAGCCCATTTCACCGCCCTGCATTTCACGCATGGCTTTCTCGTAACCATAACGGCAACCCTCTCTATAGGCTTCTTCCATAGGATTACTGCCTCTCATACCGAAGTCACGGTCATATTCTCCGCGTCCTTCTTCCAATATTTCCCACATTCCCATATTATTTCTTTGTTTTAGATGTTTCAGCAACTCCGAGCTGTTCCATAAGCCGTTTGTTCAAATCCATAAGGTCAGACATGTTCTTGCTCATTTCCGCCATTTGCCCTTTCAGAGATGATATTTCCTGCTCCTGACGTTGTTTCTCTGCAAATTCGGGGTTCAAGAGCGTCAGCATCTTGTCACATCCCGCAATGACGGAATTGTGGAAGTCCATGCTATTGATAATGTCTATGCTTTTCTGCTTCATAGAAGCGACCTCGTTGTTCATCGCATCACGAGAGCATGACACTACGATATTGCCGTTCTGTCCGAAGTCGGCTATATCCATGCCGGCAGGTAGATTTTGGAAAGTCGTGTTCTGCCCGTTGATACAGACAACGACATCCACAACCATTTCCATTTGGGGCAACTGTCCCATAGGAGATGCCATAGGATATTTCGGCTTGGGAGCGGAAACGCTGACTACCGGACCGTATTCGATAAACGGGTTAGCATCCTTATGAAGTATATACAACTGGTTATTGGTACGAAGTGATTGAAACATATTGGTTTGATTTTAAAGGGGAGTGGCTATTCCCATTTTGGAAACAACCACAAAGCCCCATGTTAACTACTTGCTCTTTTGAGCGGTTGCTTCTGCTGTCGGAGTCGGTGTCGATGCGGTTGTCGGACGATACCCACCGTTAACAAGGAACAGTTCGTTGGTGTACTTGTTATAGTGAATTTCGTAGATACCCGTTCCGGCAAGGTTGCCGACAGTCACCGGCTCATTGTTGTAAGCCAGCAACGGTCTTGTATCCCCATTAGTCCCTATCAGTATCGGGAGTGTAGCAGTCGTGCCGGCTGGTATTGCCTGGCGGAGACTGACATAGAAACCGCCTACATAGCTTCTGTTACGGAACGCATGGTTAGGAAGTTCCAAAGTCACGTTCTCCGTGCCGACTGTTACGGCTACCGTAGGAAGGGTATTGAAATTAGCCCTTCCAATAGTAGGGAACAAGAAAGGAAATCCTGTAAAAAAGTTAGGCCACATAATTACCCCCTTTCTTACCGGAATTAACCCCAGTAGTTGTTACAACCACAACCGCCACGTCCATACATTGCATCACCGGCGTAAGCACCGAAAGCCGCAGCACGGAAACAGTCTGTGTTGATGGCTTGAATATTAGGGTAAACAACCGGAACGGTGTTAGGCATCTTGCATTTTATTCCATCGACATCGGACTGCAATGCCTGCAAGCCTGCTGCCAAAGGAGCAATCTGTTGTCCTACTGAATTCAGGATAGTAGCATTCTGGTTACGTTGGGAGATTTCAGCAGTCAAAGTGGCTTTTTCTGCTGTAAGAGCCGCAATCTTGTCCTGCAATGCCTGGTTCTGCATGGCGTCCAGCTTCGCAAGGATAGCATTGGTATTGGCGGTCGCACCGTCACGCAATGAAAGTGCATTCTGATTGGCTGTGTTGACAAGCGCGTTGGTCTGATTGCACATCGCAAGCTGGTTCTCATAACCCATTGTGGTAATGGCGTTCTGAGTCTTGCAGCAGCAATCTGCAATCTGAGTAAGAACAGCCTGATTTCCGGACTGGAATGCGTTGATGATTTGCTGGCTTGACATGCCCACCTGATTGCCCACATTGGCGATAAGTCCCTGGATGTTGCACAGGGCGCTCTGTAACTGTTGGGTAGAGCAGTTCAAAGAAGAAGCAAGCTGGTTGATGGCATTGCCATTGCCCTGAATGGCTGACATCAGGTATTCACGACCGACATCACCGTTAAGCTCGGCAGGCAGACCTCCACCATTGCCAAAGCGGTTGCCAAAGCCGTTGCCGCCCCAACAGAACCACAAAAGGATAATCCAGATGAACCACCACGAGCCGCCCCATTGGTCTTGGCTGCCACGTCCCTGGTTCAGTAAAGCGAGAAGTCCGGGGTCTACACCCTTGCTTCCCATCAAGTTGGGCAACATAGCCATGATGTCGAATTTGCTTCCGCCACCATTTCCGTTGTTCCCGTCTTGATTGAAGACATACGTTCTTTCCATAGAGATTTATATTTTGTATTACGGTCAAAATCAACCGCATCACAAAAGTATAAATACCGATACTGCCATGAAATCAGTTGTTTCCCAACGCTTTCCTAATGTTTTCCCAATATATTCTCAACATTTTCCCGCCTTCCATACGTTCTTGAAAATTGGAAATCATGTAGTTTATCGCGCGTTTGGTCTTGTGAATTTTAGGAGCTATCTGTGAAGGGTACATTCCCCTTTCAACAAGCAACTGTACAAGCAGATAGCGGGCGTCTACGGTTTCCGTATCCTTATCCGAAGATAGTATTCGGCTGGCGGGTATTTCGGTCTCCTGCGCCACGAGATTAATTGTTTCGGCAAAGATTTCTGACTTACACATAGTTTTTCTGAATTTTATATTTATCTTTGCCCCGCCACATAAAATATTTGATTATATACGAACAAAGCATAAGATACCGTGTTGAAGATATTAAAGCCTCCAACGTGCGGTGTCTTATGCTTTTTTCAAATTTTTATGTGGCAATAATTATTTGAACGTTGGGGGCTTTCTTTTTACTCTAAGCCCCGAAAGAGTGTCAGCTACAAGCCAACTTCTACATCGTTAATTTCTTTCTTATCTTTATGGTGAGCCAAACAATTACGAATAAAACACATGTCAGATTTATCGAAATGCTGGCACCACCGTAATTGATTTTAAACTTTTCCCACCATGACAGTTCCCTCTCTACCGGATAAGGCTTGGGCACTTCAATCCTTCTTATCTTTTCGATAAAATACGGCATTTTGACTGTTACCGTAGCATGAGGATAAATGCCCAATGAATGGTTCAATATCCCGTTGCTAAATGAAGCATAGCTGTAGGCATACGGATTGCGAAGGAATGACGTTGTATCGGCAACAGATACGCTATCCTTGTACGGAACCAATCTCTCTTGAAATGTAGTGTCATGGAAAACCACACTATCAAGAATCTTTGTCTCAACCGGCATATAAACAGTCCTCGTTCTACAGGAACACACCGTCAACACAAGAAACACTATATACACTAACTTCTTCATAACTTCAACAGATAATGATTAACAACCATGCCTGCACATATTGCGACAGCTCCACACAGCAAGTCTGCTTTGTTCCATTTGCCGTTATAGTAGTGGCAACGGTCGTTGTTCTCCTTGATGAAGAGCATCAGCAGTGCAGTACTGCCGCCGAATACTATGGCGGTGGATAGATAGACCACCGCACCTAAAATGTTATTTTTCATATTATAAATAATTAAACAATTAGTAAAACACTACACCGTAACTCCACTGGCATCTACCCACTCATTAGTATCGTCATTCTTTTTCCAAACCGGTTTGTTAAGAGAAGTATCAAAATAATAAAAGCCAGCAGGAACATTAGTCGGTCTATTTTCACTATTCCCTTGTTTCCTTGTATTTGCTATAATACCATTTTTATCAAGCCAATTAGTTCCATCATACTGATATTTATGACCTTTTACATATGCGGAATCACCTGCTACCCACTGGCCTTCTGTTGGTATCTCTTTCAATAATACAGTGACATTCATACCGTTATTCTGGTATACGAACCCGACAGATGATTGTTCATCTATTATATTGTATTTTTCATCTTCATCATCAATCTCCCATTTAGTCGAATTGCCGACAATAGTTTCCCCGTCATCAATTAATATAGCAGTACCACAAGCCAATAGCGGTAAATATATTTTATGTCTTTCATCTGAATTGAATGTTCTTCTTAACATTGCTGTTGAATTCGAATATATTGTAGAGAACAAATATAATCGGATAACCTTATCATTTTCCAGCCTATTTATACTGTAAGAGTGAGATCTTTTTGTTATTATCTTGCGTGCCTTATCCAAGACCTCATATAATTCGTATTTATAATCACCTATTCTAAGTGTGTTATTATAAGTAAAATATATCCTTTTTGCCGGGATTAAACTGATATTATTTTCATAAAAATAATATGACAACTTATTGGTTATAGATGAAGCGCATACAATTCCATTATAATATCTGCCGTTCATAGACGGAACTTCATATATAGTACCTTTCTCCTTTATGAATACATTTTGTTTGTAGTATATATCACCATGATTTGATGATACACTAACATAGCTATTGATAATTCTAACATCCGCATTCTTGTTTTCGACATATATGCAGGTAGGTTCTTGTATATAGACCTGGTCTTTTACATATCCATGATTATTAAATACACAATCCTGTATTATTAGAAAATTTGAACTTGATTCTCTTTTAAATGTAAATATTGACTTTTCATCAACATTTAGAGGATTTCTATGGAAATAGCATTTTATAAAGGTAGATGTAGAATCTTGTAATCTTATTTTATAGTGAACGGTATCTTCATTATGAAGCCCAAAAACAAAAGCGTTAGCATAATATAAATATACCCCGCATTGTATACCATTTCGGAAAGTAATATTCGGATTGTTTGAAAAATAAAAATTCATGTTATAGCAGTTATCTATAACTGTATTGTCGCCATTACTCTCCCATTTAACATTAAAATCCTTATGGGCATCATATTGTGGATTTTTCAATCTTGCCCTGTCATCAGCTCTTATATTATAGAGGCGTACATTATCTGCATAAACAGGAAATACAATGATTTTATTAAAGTGACTTATAAATACATTCTCTATATTTATATATCCATCAGATACTATAGCATGTGCATTAGGATAATATTCCAAGTATTCTGTTTCTTGCCAACCTGAGTACTTATATCTAATATCCAAGTCTTTTATCTGCATAGTTGCATAAGGTGTACTTAATGGATTAAAATCATCATCTAAATTACAGTATATGGCATACCCGTCATCTATTTGAGATAAAATAATACTACGAGCATGCCCACATCCTATTAGGCTATTATAAATATTAAGAACGATTTTTTTGCTGATATTGTATATTTTATCTGATAGTTTTACTGTAGGACAAACATTCAAAGCCTGCTGTATGGCAGCAGACCAATCCTCATCTTTAGGAGAATGAAACCACTCCGGACGAGCATGAGTATTTTCTATTTTCCCTTCTAAAAAGCCATTACTTATACTTCCACCTTGAAAATCGAACATACAACCTTCCGGCAAAGTTATGGTGGCACCATTTAAATCAAAATCATACTGAACGACATAAATCGTATATGGCTGATTTATCATTTCCTGGGTAAGTATATTTTTACCGTCTATAATATTCCTGCGCAGGATTTTATACCCCATTCCCACATGTGTTCCAGGATTATAAGCACGGTCGGCAAATTTTAAAACACTTAAACTTTCCCCTTTGTCTACAGACACAAGGTCTTCGTCGTCCGCAAGATTGTTTATTGTACCGCCACCACTTGCATTAATAAACTGCTTGGTTGATTCGGACAGCATATCAGGGGTAACACGCTGGGAACTGAAATTTGAAATAGCATCGCTTTCAACTTCCTTTATTTTACTGATTGCTTCATCTCTAATGTCAGTCAATTTATCTTCATTTGATTTCCAGTTCTCGATATTTTCAAATACTCCACCTGCAAATTCCCATGTCTCCACAAGTCCGCTATTGTTCAAGAATGACACCTTTAGCCCGGCTGTTCTTATATCTTCCGGGACTTGAACAATAGCACCTTCTAATGTATATTTATTGCCACTATCAATTCCAGATGAAGGATGATGAATGGAAACATTATACTCGGTTATATAGCTCATATATCCACCTTTTCCGGAACTAATGAAACTCTTTAGGGCGTTAGGGGTGATAGAACCGTTTTCTCTGTCTTCTTGAAAGGGAAACTGCTCATTACCCGTCAAAACGTCTCTTTTGGGGAGTTGTCCAATTTGTTGTCCTTTTTCTATTTTCTCTTCCATACTACTATTTATTTTTACTTGTAAGCAATATCGGCTCTTCATTAGTCAACAACAATGGAGCGTCATTGGCTAATAATAAATACCCTTCGTCAGGAAATGGATGCGGCTTATTTCCGCCAGCACCGGGAAACCCTATGGTAAGTATGCTGATTACGGGAATGCCGATTATAGGAATGCTGATGTGAGGGATAGTGATTGGTTTCATAAGGCTATCCCTCTTTAATCATTTTGGCTTCTGACACTTTCGTAGCACTTCTTATTGTAATTTCCATACCTGCCGCTATGCCAATAAGACGAAATATCACATTGGAAGGACCTAAGGCTTGATTGGCATTTGGGGAAAGCGGGATAGGATTCATGCCCTCGATATTGGCAAATACAGTCACCATTCCGCCCTTGTTCTTTATCTGTATGGTAACGGGATTACCGTCACTGACAAACGTTGCGTAATACGCTGTTTTGCCTTCTTCTTGTTGAAATGATAAAACTTCTGCTGCCATGATGTTTACTTTTTAGAGTTATTCAAATAGTTCACAATTCCCTGCACATGCAAGTCCACTATTGCCCGTTTGCCCTCTTCCGATAATAGGAAATCAACATCTTCCTTATTGTCTTGGAATAGGTTCTCTGTAAGGACTGCCGGACATTTCGTGTGCTTCAGGATATAAAACCCGCTTTCCTTATCAGCATCACCGTCTGACATATCCTTGCGTATCTTCATGTCCGGCAAAAGTCGTTCGGCAGCCGCATATAAGCTATCAGCTAATTTATCGGCTTTCGTCTGACCTGCCGAAGTCCATGCTTCCCAACCGCGCGCCCGCATCCATTCAGAGCCGCTTCCCGCTGCATTACAGTGGATAGATACAAAGATTGTGTCACTTGCCTTGTATTCGTTCGCCCTACGGCAACGCTCCGATAGAGGAACGTCTATTTCCTCTTTGACGATACGTTCGGCATCAACGCCTTGTTTGCGCAATTCGGCTTCCAAACGTATGGCAATCTCACGGGCATACGCATACTCTTTCAATCTTCCGTCCGGTGAACACTTGCCTGGAGTATTGCTTCCGTGTCCGTTGTCAATCAATACTTTCATTCTGCGCGTCCTCCTTGAAATATTTGTCATAAACTAAACGAGCCACCCATCCGGCAACAACACCGACACCGAATGATACGACAGTAGTTAGATTCACCCAAAACGGTGTGTAGTGCATGTACAGCATAACTCCCACGATGATAGCGATAACAATCGCTGCGATAATCAATTTCTTTTTCATTTTGTTACTCCTTATCTTTAGTTATTATTTCATTCATATCTTCTTTTTCGACATCGAGCACTTTCTTTCCGAACAATCCCAACGCTTTCAGTAAGTTGAAATTATATCCCTTTGGCTTTAAGATATTGCTTATGATAGAGCAGAACTCTATGAAGCAGACAAACAAGCATGAGTACACATCAATATTCCACTTGCTTCCGGAAGCGATGTTTATCATCACTACCATACAGACAAAGGCAAAGTATGTCACCATTTTACCCATAGTACGGCGCACGGCACTTGAAAACCGAAATTCTTCACCCAATAGTAAGCATTTCCTTATCCCGAACATCAAATCGCATACAACGACTGAAAACGTTACTATCAGCCACGGTATCATGTGTTCCAATGACTGTGCAATAAAACTGCTTGCTATTACCGAGAAACCACCCGGTATGCTTTGGGTAATAATGTTATTCTTCATCTTATCGTTATTTGTCAATTATTCCTATCTTTGTGTCTCTTATCAAATAAGCGAACTACTGTCATTCCGTTTTGCTCGTGAGAGTAGGACGGGATTTTCATATCTTACCGTAATAGCGGAACCACGCACCCCATTTACGTTCTTTCAGATAGTTCGGATTATCCTGGTTGAGTTTGGCTTCCATTTCAAATGCGCTCGCACGGTAAGCGTTTTTATTGACCTTACCGTCCCCAATCTTGTTGTCTGTAAACAGGTGGTACACGAAGCTCACAAACCATTCTGCCAAATAAAGAATGTAGTAGAATAGCGGGATAAGTAACAACCACCACGCACTGACATGGAATGCCAGCAATACGGACGGGATAGCCGCTATCTCCATACACTCGAAGAACTGTTTCTGATGTGTCCGTTCATGGCGGATAGTTGTTTCGGACAACTCCTTCAGCTTCGTAAGGATGAAGCCGAAGAGCATTATAGTTGTGTAGCTGCCAAAGAGGATAAGTTTGGCAAACCAGTTTTCGTAAAATACTTTTACTCTCATAATCAAAAAAGTCAACACTTTGTTATTTTATTAATATTATTGTTTCACGCATTCATTACAATGCAAACTACATTAGCAGTTATTGGGACTGTACTATCATAAACATCAAACATGCTATCTCCATTACTACATATCGTATCAACATAAGAGGTAACAACAATTGGCTCGTTTTCTACATATTGAAGTAAACACCTTAAATCTGTATTACCTTCGTTATAGTAAGCAAAACTTTGGTTGTTTATATCATAAGAATACCATTCAATATGTTGTGCAGGTATTTTAGTTTGTACTTCACCACGATACAAAACTGTCTCGGAACTATCACTAAGATTAACAATTAAAATTCTTCTTACACTCGAACCATCAGAAATATCTACAAAATCATTAGCAATAGTAATGTTATCAACAAGTTGTTTAATATCAAATTCTTTGCCCGCAATCAGCTTATCTCCAGCAAATAGCCCTGAGGTCAATTCTCCTATTTTTAACATAATCATTATCCTTTAATCGGTTACACAATATGCTGTATTGGCATCCTTAGAGCCAATAGCATCGTACTCGGCAGCGGTTTTCTTGGTGAGGGTGGTGAGGTTGTCGGAAGCAACAAGGTCTTTAATAATTACTTCTTTAGAAACGTCTGTGACATCAATTTTACAATGTCTACAATAATCTAAATATGTAAATATGAAACTAAGCAAATATCTATTATTCTCACTACTACTAACATAAGCAAATACACTACCCATCTCTATACAATTAGAGGTTAAATTAAAAAGATGGAAATGATATTTAGCATGACTATTTACAATATCAATTACTGCATTTTTAAAGCTGTTAATACTACCAAATAGCCTATTAATTCTATTTTCCGCCTCTGTTCCTTGTGCATTAATATTATTAATTAGGTCATTTCCGTCTACATCAATAACTTTGCCATAACCGATATTATCCACATACTCCTTTGTTGCAGGCTGGTAATCGCCCGTAGGGGTGAACGGTGAAGTGTTGGTCTTGGTGAGGACGTCGGAGTCTTTGACGAGTTGGAAAGTACTTGCCTCCCCACAACGGGCTGTAGTGCCGTTATCCTCCAAATAGAAATGTAATCTTCTTAACTGCCGGTCTTCGTTGTAGATATTTAAAGATAACGCTCCCGATTGTTTGTTTGAAGCGAATTTGACAGAATATTCTACAAGAGTATAGATATGTCTTAGTGAGCCTAATGACGGTTCTCCAATCTGCACCAAGTAATTATTTGCGCTCAATTTTTCAAGCAAATCCTTGTATTTATCTATACCGCCAAATGTAGCAAATATCTCTTCCGAGGAGGAACTACCTGTCAAGTCAAGTATTTCTCTCGGCAGAACAATAACATTTCCTCCCGCTATCTTCCCCTGACTTACCCATTCACCGTTCACCCATGCGTAGTAATCATAAGGGGCTTCCGTACCTACAGCCATGAACCCGTCAACTGCCGAACCGTCGGGAACGGCAGATTTCAAGGCTTCAAGGGTGGCGTATTCGCCGGCTACCTTAAATGACTTCCCAGGTTCGCCTTGTATACCTGGCTCGCCTTGTTCTCCTTTCAAAAATTCTAAAGGATAATTGACCACAGAAGCTTCACTGTTGCTTCCTGAAGGTTTTAATGCAGGCAATGACGTTACATCATCCGCTTTGTCCGCATTCGGTACTTCATTAACCCCTATGGAGTTAGCCATAAGGCGGGCAACTATTTCCTGATAATCCTGTTCTGTCCAAGCCATAATTATTCCTGTTTATCGGTTGCTTCTTCCGGTTGATTGTTGATAGCACGATTGAGCGCGTCAATGAAGAAAGGTTTGCAAAAAGCATTTGCATGCTCTTGTATCAGGGCCACTTCTTCATCACTATACTCTGTCTCTTCATTGGAGTTGTATATCTTCAAAGCGAGTGCATGTGATGCGATACCGTTACCGTTCCGGTATAATACATTCGCAAAATTCTCTCTACAATCTATATTTTCACAATGCTTACGGGTAATGTCCGTAGCAATCAGTAATTGTTTAAAATTTATCTTTTTCATGAGCTTGGGTATGATTTAGTTAATCTTCCATCTTTATAAAAAGAAAGTCCGTCGATGCCAAGAGACACTTGGTATCTTGACCCACTTAAATTTGAAATCATTGACAATGACCCTGCAAAAAGGGTGGTAGACGCAGTTAAGTTGCCATCACTTGCTATATTGTCCAATTTTAATCTTGGGTAAGTAACAGAAGTACCTCCGCCTCCACTATCAAGGAATGAAATTCCACCCACATCATATCCTTTTGAATTATAAAATTTTAGGCTGTTTGAATTTGGGTTTATTTCTATTTTTGTACCTGACGAAGCGGTTGATATTTTGCCAACAATGCTAACATTCCCATTTTCGTCTATCACCAAAGAGTTGTTAGGAGTTCTTACATTTTTAAACACCCCGCTGTTTGCATTTATCTCTCCTTCAAAATATCCACCAATAGCCTTTATTGTCCCGTCTGCCTGAATAGACACATTCCCGTTGGCGGATATATCTCCGGTAAAGTATATGTTTTTGGAAACCACGGAAATGTTATCAAGTGCCACATTGATTTCTGAACCTAATCCGTCTTTTTTGACATATAATTTAAGTTCATCGGTAACCCCATTGATGTCCAGCCCCAACTGCGTTACATCTTCCTCTATTTTTGTAACAGACAATTTGAGGTTTTCCGCTGTCTGCTCAATCTGTGAGAACCTTTGATTGTTACTTTCTGAGAGTTCCTTTACTTCCAACCTGATACTTTCCGCAGTCTGCTTTATTTCGGAACTTAATTTAGTATACAAATCCTCGAATGCGTTTTCGGCAAGAGCCAGCGAATGTATGTATATATCCCCCGTAAACTTCAACTCAAAATCGCCCGTTCCGTCCCATGTGCCGGAATACTCCTTCATTGCATATTCCTCACTCGGTTCAAGACGTTCGGTGAAATGCAGGTTCTGACCGGGAAATCCTATTGTCAGCGTTCCGGCTGTAGCTACCTTATACCGGAAAGAGATAAAGAACTTTCCCGGTTCTTCCCCTTCCTCATAGGTCGGTTTATTGGCTAAATCTGCATTGGACTGTTTAATTCCGGAAGAAAGAATACGAAGCACGTTTCTATCCCCGTCTCTGATAATGGCAGCCATGGCATCCTTACGGGAATAGAACTCCCCATTCACTAATAAGAATTTTCCGTTTACAGTAAAGAAGCGAACATCGTTCTTTGTCTCCCAACCGTTCGTATTGTTTGCAAATGATGCGTTATACAGATAATTATCCTTTGCCTGCACCTCGTCAAGCACTTTGGAGATTTCAGAGTAAATCAAATCTTCCAATATCTTGAACTGGGTCATAATGTTTATTCCCGTTTTCAAGATAAAGTCTCCCATGAACTTGTTGCCTTGCGGACTGATAACCGTCACTTCCTTGCCTGCTAAAGAATAGGAATCTATCCCGGCATACTGATGGATACTCGGTGCATCATCGCCATACACGGACAAGGTGATTGCGTTCTGACGCTTCTTGTCTGTTCTATTTCCGAGTTGTACAAGACTATCACCCTCCTGCGGTATGTCGCTATTTGCATCACAGTCCGTCTTGCTAAGGTCTATGTAATCCTCGCCAACACCTACACATAAGCGCCAATAGTAACGGTTGGACACATTCTCGTAGACACCCGGTTTGATATTAAAGTCTTGGAAACGAATCTGGTCACCTTCCTTGAACGGGTTCTCGATAGCCGTTTCTCCATCATCCACCAAAAGAAAGCAACGCCAAAAATCCTCGTGTTCTTCCACCGTTCCGCATTTCATTCCGGCAGCGGTGAACATGTAGTTACCCCCTGCATAAGAAAGCTTCTTTATCTCCAGTTCGGAGAACATCGCCTTGATACGCACAAAGAGTTCGTCCACTTCAATGTAGGATTTACCCGTCTTGCTATCTACTTTAATGACAAAGCCTTCACCGAGAGCACCGGAAGAAAAGTTCATGGACTGGATGTAGTCTGAAAACAATCCACCTAAGAACTTTATTAAAAATCCAGCTTCGTCCGGTCTGTCTTTTCTTATAAAGAACTTGGATAAAGCCTCTATATCAAGAGCCTTAAAGTAGACAATTCGGTCGGCGGAAGTCCTGATGAACAGTGCTGGGTCGGCATCTGCGACGCATATATATATTTCCCCGAGATTCAGACCTTGTAAATGCTCTTCATCACTCGGAGATAAAGCAGGGGGAGCTGCCTGATTGTTTTCATTAAGAGCATCACCAAACCATAATATTTTACTAAGCCTTTTTTTCATACCTCAACCTTATCAACATTAGTAAATGCAGCTTTTTCTGCGCTGAATTGCAACATCTCTCCATCTTTGGCGTGGTCTATCAGGAATGCAGGGAAAGAGGCGGAAGAGCCAGCTTCCGGAGAGCCGCCAATACCTGCAATATCGTTATTCTGTAATTCAAGAGCCATATTTATATGGAACAACTGGCTATCTTCAATAACTTGCGTCATTTCCGGAACAGAACTTTCCGAACGGACATATCTTGTCCCGTCAATTTCCACCATAGAAAGGCATAAAATGCGGTTTATGTGTTTTGCAAACCAATAAGGGACGCCGTTTGAATTTCCTATTGTAAGATTATATACATCATAAGGTACTGCGTATAATTCTTCTATCTCTTGCATTTGGTTGCGATATTGCTCATTATCTATTCGAGGGGAATATCCTCCAGGTTTAAATCCTGCTTCCACACGAAAATTAAATACTTGCTGAATATCATCTACCCAAAATATGTTATCAAAAGCGGAGTTATTGCTTTTATGGGAATAACGGATAAGCACAGTTTCCTCTAACAAGTCGTCAGAGGAGCATACGATAAAAGGTTCTGATGTATCTTCGTTGATTGTAACCGTATATACGGCATCCTCCAAGTCTCGAAGAATGGCGTAATACATCACTACATTGTCATTATGATTATATGTGGAAAGTGATATTGGTGTAGAATTTCCTGCGGCAAGATTGTTCAGGCTCGCTGAAACTTCCTCAGAAGCATTAGTGAATACCTGTATATGGATTTTATCAGAAGCGTGGAACTTCTGAATATAGTCCATATCAAGCCCAAACTTATCTTTTACAGGTGAGAAAAAAAGAGGGCAAACATCACCAACTTTTACCATGTCTTTTCGTCCTTTTATAGTGATGTGCAACTTCACACATCATGCGCAAATATACATACTATTTAGACCAATTCCAAATAATACCTTATAAAATAACGAGTGCCTGATAGACTTATATGGAATCTCCTCATCTATTAATCTACACTCTTGACTATCAAAGAATATTTTACCGCTTCCGGTCGTCCATAATTATAGCTTGCACTTTTTACGTAGCCTTTATAAATATGCCCGTTCCTTTCCACCCGAATGTAACCCTTCAAGTCTGACGGTATTTCCAAATCTCCGGTCTTGACGGAAAGTTCTCCTACTGTGAACAGTTTGTTTCCCAATACAATACTCGACCTTTCGCTAACTCCATTGATTGTCACATCACTGTTACCGTCAGATGATGTAAACTCCAACGCGTTGGCAAAAGCACCTATATACCTTGCGTTTGCTTCAATCATAAACCTTTGGGAATACATGGCATTGAACATAGTAGAAGGAGATATGACACCGGATATTATATATCCATCCCTTACAAGCTTGTATTTTTCTCCGTCAAGTGATGCTCCAACAAAGAATATATCATTATCACTGTCGCTATCAGTCGTATCTTCACCTCTTTTTTCCGCAAGAAATTCCATACCATAAGCATCGGCTCTATATGGGCTAACTAATTCCAATACGTTATCTGTCAATGTAATGCCGGTGGTGTATTCATTGGTAAAGCGGAATTCATCGCGACCATTCACACTGTCGTAATCCTGTTTGTCATACCCGACTTTTACCCCCGAATAAACCAGTCCGGCATTCACATTGTATTCCAAATCGGAAGTGCTGTCCTGCAAGTCCTTTATTTCTGTATCTTGGAATAAAGTATCACGATGAACAAATGTCACCTTCTCGTCACCGATTACAGGGACAAACCCAAATTCCGCGCTCATCCAATTGGCGAATTTGGTATAAGATGTATATATTTTGGCATTGGGAAGTCCTCGTATGCTTTCTGCCGGAACTATCATCGCCATGTCTAAACGCTCATCTACTCCGGTGGCGATTTCACCCGTTACATTGTTCTTATCAGTTATAGACCTCAGTAAACGGTTAAGCAATATTTTAGGACTGATACAATCTATTTTTACAGATTTTCCACGCTCGGAAAAACTTATATTTAACGGTGTGTCAAGACTGTTGAATTTAAAATTAACGGGAAAATTTTGATATATAGGGTCAGATTTTGCAAGTGCTATATTGAAATTAATCATCTCACCTGGAGATATTGTCAAATTCTCATCAATATCGACAGTGTATGTATTAAATGTTTGAATTGTAGCAGATTGATAATATATTTTAAGTTCTTTACTATTTTCATTATAAGAGGAAAGCCGTATATATATTGGGAAGGATACGCCCGGTCTCTGATACGTAATGAATATACTGAATTTTACTTTTATCCGTATGGTCAAATCCCTGTCAGATATATTTTTGAACAGATATTCTCCGAATAGACTTTCCGTACTTTCAAATCGGTTTTCAGCTGTATCAAAAACCTCTACAATGTCCTTTGTCGCAATTTCCGGTTGTCCTAACATATAAAAAGGAATAGTATAATAAGCATTAGGATAAGCAGTCATTACATGGGAAACATTAGGCTCTTCCGCGTCACTTGGTATAGACCATTTTATATCACTGTTCATCAACAATCTGTCATAATCCAAAGGCTGGGACTCCTTTATTTCTTTTACCGGATATTCATACTGCGTGCCTTTCTTTGCCTTAATCAAGCTTGCGAGACTGTTGTCGACGGCATTTATTTCGCACGTCGTATCATTGTAGGAAAATGTGGAGTAGTCCAAAGCGCATCTGAACTTTTCATTTAACAGCCATGAGTTATTCCGGGTATAAAACACGAGTGTTGCGGATGAGTTCAGGTAATTCGACAAATATTCTTTCAGCAATAGCGAATAAGCACCGTTGGCAAACTCAAATTTTGTGGAAAAACTACGAACAACTCCGTCATAATCCCCTCTCTTGAAAGACATCTCTACATCGTCCCAATTAACAAGCTCATTTGTGGCGTCATATGTCATTCCGCCTATCAACAGTTCACATCTGTAATACATATCTATTTCTTTTTTGAAGTTGAACGTATCATAGCATCTATGTCATCACACATACGCCTGACCATATAGGCATATTCTTTGGCGGAGAACGTGTTTTCATCAATGTGCATTTTTACATGAGACATTAAAGAAACGCGTTCTTTGGTAAAATATTCCCTATCCATTTTTATTTTCCCTATATCAGGAGATGTTTCCTGCAATTTTGCAAGGCGGTAGTTGTCAGAAGCGGAAACGCTGCTTATCCGGTTCTTTATCTTATCATGTTCGCCCTCTCTGAATTTATAACCCAAAGCAGACATGACTTCTACAGCATCACTCCAGTTTCCGGAAGAAATGAGTTCCTGACATATGGCAAGGCAATTTAATCGGATTTGAATTTTCAGCACTTCATTTTTCCGGTTTATTTGGGCGGAAACAGACTTTCCCCCTATTATTGATAAGTATTCATTGCATAGCTTCTCGGCCGCCAAAGCCTTTTCTCTGATACTATATCTTCCGCCTTGAGCAACCTTATCAATATCCCCCAGGAATATGTCTATAAAGCGGGAAAGGCATATTTTGTTTAAGTCATTATATATCATATCTTATACTCTGCTTGAAATCCAATTATAATCCGCGATATGGTTGGCTTTCTTCATAATCCGACCAATGTTCTGCAATTGTTTGGTATTGCTTTCCATCTTTCTTTCAAGTCGGCTGTAATCGTTGTTTACATTAACAACAATCCCCTCTTCTCTCATATTCTTTAGCTTTTGTTCCAATAAACCATAATCCGATGTAAGTCCTCTACGGTCATAGATATATGACAAATCAGGGATTACCTGCGCATGCGCCGGAAGGTCTACCAATGTCGGCTTATCAGGAGTGATAAAAAGCCCGTTATTAGTTACGATACCCTCTTTCTTGCCGCCATCACCTACTATTGCCAAACCGCCGGGATGGTCTTTTGTTCCTTTGGCGTATTTGGGAATGGGCTGGGCTGCTATGATAGCAACTTGTGCGGCTCCCAATGCGGCTACTATTGCGGCAAATACTGCACCAGCAATCGGTCCCGCTGTTGCATACGCTTTCATAATAGCCAATGAGGTAGCAATAGTCGTTTGAACAATAGAATTTGCTTTATCCCATTTGGCTTGCTTCTCTTGTAATGCAGCTTTTTTCTTTTCCAGCTCTGCATTTTTGGCGGCTGTCTTATCTTCGGCTGCACGTTTGCGAGCTTCTGCCTCTTCGGTGGAAATTGCACCATTTTCTTCAAGGGCTTCTATACGTTCTATTTCTTTATCGTATGCTTCATCGTTGGCTTCTTGTTCTTTTTCAATGTTTTCTATCCGGGCATCATATATATCGGTCATCAGCGAAGTGATGCCTGATACTATCTTCCCTACGGCTTCCGCCATGTTTTCAAAACTTAACTTTCCATCCTCTGCTACGTCAACCATTATATCAGATAACCCCTCGAATATTCCTGCCGTTTCACCAAGTGCATCCCTTGCGGCGGAGTTCATCCCTGACAAACCCTCTTTAAACTTGTCTATCCATTCTTCCCGTTTTTTGGTAGCATCATCATAATTTATTCCGTTTATCTGTGCTTGAAGGTTGGCTAACCTGTCTTCTAGCTCCTGATACTTTTCACTATTTGGGTCAAGAAGGGACATTTCAGCCTCCGCCTCTTTCATAAGTGTTTCAAGACGCGCCTTAGCATACTTAACCCCAATATCATATAATTTCTTTTCGTAATCCTCTTTGCTTATTTCGCCATTTGCATATTGTTTTTTTATGATATTAGCTTCTTTCAAGGCGGATGTTTCCTGCTCGTTTACCACCTTATCAGTATTTGCCTCAATCAACCCAATTCTTTCTTGGAGGTTTCGCATTATGAGAGAATTTTCCCGTTGCATGTACTTCATGCGTATCGCCACAACATCCTCTCCATTCTTTTCAGCATCCTTTATTTCCGCATCACGCATCATATTATTGAGTTGTATTTGGAGATTAAGCCTTTTGTCTAATTCTTCATTCGAGCTTTCTCCAATGGAAGCCAATCTGTTTTCAAGATTTGTTTTTTCTATTTCAAGCAGTTCTTTATCGTATTTATCGTTTATTTCCGCAATGGCTTTTCCTTTCAGCGTTTCAAGATTTTTCCGAAGCTCTATTTCTTCGTCTGTCCTACCCTTTATCTCTTTAATCCTATCATCGTATTCCTTACTGATTTCAGCTATTTCTCTTTCTCTACCGTCAGCTATCAATTCTATTTTAGATTTGGATAAATCCTCTGTTATCTTCTTGATATATTCAGCGTATTCTTCCGCTTTCTTTTTTTCATCGTCATAAGCTTTATTATTTTTACCCGGGTCATTAACCAATGCTCCTACATTGATATTTTTAGCCATTCCCTCCAAAGTCTTATCGTAATCGGTCGTCACTTTCAATAAGAACTTCCAAGCCTCTTCCTCTTTTTTGGTTTGCTCTTGTGCTTTTTCTAAATCAGACCTTCTTTTTGATAAATACACAGATTCTCGCTTACTACCTTCTTCTATGCCTTTTTCTCTCGCCTTTTGGGTAGCCTTTTCTAATGCTAATTTTGCTTCTTCTTCTTTTCTCTGTGCTTTTAAATACGTGTTATATTGATTAGTCCTTTTTATCCAAGCTTCATATCTTTGTGATGCAATTTCTGTCATTTTATCCAATTGGGCCCTTGCAATAGCATTTGCAACAAGTTCTGTACGAAGTTCTTTATAAGATTTGGTTGCTTTGCCTGCAAGAATTTCCTCGTTTGACATATTTTCAAAATATGAAGGATATTTACTTCGCAACTCATCAATGGCAGCAATACGTTCTTGCATAGAACGTTTGTTGTCTTGCGTTGCTTTGTATAACAAATCCAGCTCTGTTCTTTCCTTAATACTATCAGAAACTCCCCTACGCCTTGCATTTGCCAAATTAGTTTCCGCACTCGCTATTTCACTGATTGACTTCTTTGCCTTAAACAAACTCGCAACCCAATCTATAATCTCCGAACTATACGCAGACAATAATGTTATACCTATTACAAGTGCTGATTGCCAAGAAAATAAACTGCCAAGAAGTTGTTTCCATACCGGAACCGCAGTTTGTCCTTCGGCTTTCATCCGCTTAAACTCTTCACTTGCTCTTTTTAATTCATCCACAAACATTGGCAAGTTATTGGATATGGCAAGGAAGAATTGATTGAAACTCATTGTCAAAGACGGTAACTCTCGCAATAACTGCTGCGTCTGAACATTAAGCCCATTCCAAGAGGACGCATAATTACCTACATTCCTTTGATAATTCCCAAATTGAGAGTCAATTTCTTTCAACTTATTATTCAAAGCATTGGCTTGCGCTATCAAATTCTTTCCGACACTACTTTCCCGGTCAGCTTCACTCAACGCCTTATACCTTTTCTGCAATTCAAGCATGGCGGCATTCATTTCATAATAACTGCCGGAAGCTGAAATAATTGCCGTGGAATGATTTTTTATCAAAGCCGAATATTGTTGATTTTGCGCCATCAATTCAGTATGCCTCTGCTTTAATAGCGAAGACTGCTTTATATATTCAGACAAAGTTATTTCCCCATCTTTATAAGATTTTCCAAGAGCTTTAATATCTGCATCAATCTTTTTCATAGCCTCTTTATTGGCTATGGTATCAGCCGTTAACTTAGTAACTTCGCCATCATATGCCTGTACGGTGTCGATTATGGCGGCATAGTTCATATTTGCCGCCTGCAATTGAGTGGATGCCTGGCTTATTATATTACTTGCTGTTTGGGTACTTTTAGCCGCATTATCCTGCGCCGAAGACACCTGGTTGGATGCGGAAGATAATCCGGCAAGCATATCACTTGCATTCTTGATATTTTTAGCGAACTGTTCAAACAGAAGGTTTAACTTTTGCAAAGATGACATTGAATTTAGTTGCTGGGATACTTGACGTAGCACGGTAAGTTGTTTTGCCTGAATAGATGCCATATTTTCTTGCGTCTTATTCAATTTCTCCAACAGCGAGGTATAATTACGTGCTTTTTGGGAAAGTTCATCAAATGTTTTGGGATTAGTTTTTACTCCTTGCGCCAACTCCTTAGCAAGCTCCACATAAGACCCTTTTGTACTATCAAATTCAAGACGGAGTTCCTTTAATTGTTGTACGGCTTTTTTGTCGACTAAATCGGTAATTATAAATTCGTTTGCCATAAGTCCTAATATTGGGTGTCATGCAACATCACATGATAACGCAAAGATATAAAATTATTTAGAATTAGTCTAAATTAAATTCATATATTCACCATTTCTTGCAAGTACAAAAATAAGTACCTATTTTTGTACAAAACAATAAAAACAAGTAAATTATGAGAACAGCCAACTATTCAGAACTAAGAAATAACCTTAAATACTATCTCGATGGTGTGATAAATGACAGTGAGCCGTTGCTGGTGCACCGTGCCGGCAATGAAAGCGTTGTTGTCATATCTTTAGATGAATACAACTCCATTAAAGAAACTGAATATATAATGAAATCTCCGGCAACGATGGAAGCTATCAGAAAAGGGGAAGAAGATATTAAGAATGGAAATTGCGTTTCTCAACATGAGGGAGAAAATATGTCAGACTTTTTAAATCGGGTTGTATGTACAAAATAACACTTTCCGCACAAGCAAAAGAAGAATACCAATATTTTGTACGAAGCGGTAATAAGGCTATAATAAATAAAATATTGTCACTGCTTGAAGATATTGCCAAACACCCTTATACTGGAATAGGCAAACCGGAATCTCTGAAATATGATTTGTCCGGCAAATGGTCTCGGCGTATAAATTCGGAACATCGCATTATCTATTCAGTTAATGATGAAATAATCACGGTTTATGTGCTCTCTATGAGGTATCACTATGGTAAAAAATAAAGTATAGGTGTATGCAGGCGTACAAACACTTGTGTACACTTACACATTTTTTATACCATATCAAGCCAAGTAATTTAAATATAGGCGATGAATTCAAGAAGAGTTTTAATTACCTATAATCCCCTAAAGTCCCCTGAAAGTCCCCTCTGTTAATCCCCTAAAAAAGTATAAGCCGTTCTTTATGAGCGGCTTTGTTTATTTCTTAAAGTCCCTTTTTCTTTATTCAGTTTATCATTTCTGAAATTTGCAATGTCAAACAACACGAGCTATGTATCTAACTCGTGGATGCTTTAAAGGCTGATACCCTACGAAAGCAGACGCACTCAACATTTTAAATTATGAATATAAATGAAATTTTAAGGAGTGGCGCAAATATATAATTAGTAATCAATGCGCTTGACCTTAAAGAAGCGTTTTTACAATGGAATGCAGAACAAAAGGAAGAAAGTTTTCCTATTCTACAAGAGGAATACAAAACACCTAATGAAACAGCAAAAATGTTAGATGTTGATAAATCTACGTTATGGCGTTGGGCAAAACAGGGATATTTAGTACCAGTAAAATGGGGGAACAAATCTCGGTACAAATTGTCAGACATTAGATGTTGTATGGAGGGCTAAGATATGGAAGAAAAGAAAAAAGGCGACCAAAGCCGCCCCAACGCCACCACAAATGTACACAATCCTAATGACTTGTGCAAAGTTCTTGAATAATATTTTCCGCTTAGGGTCTTTATTCATTTCTCTATAAACTCTTTCAACCGATACAGCCTATCAATAGCCGGATTGTAGAACGGGTCGGGGAAATGCTGGTTTATATCGTGTATATTCGCTTGTACGTACTTCTTAACATCGAATATATTCTCCGACTCGCTCAACTCTATTTGAGCGGGCAATTGAGCTGTTAAAGCCCAATGAACGATAGCCTTTACACTATCCTCATCGTATGCGTATTTACTTTCTTGTGCCATATAAGAGTATTTTTCAGCAAAGATATATTTTCTCTAAATTAGAACCAAACATATTCAATCAGTTTCCCGTTGAACATTTCGCCTCTCGGGCAAAAATTGAAAACCCCGTCTTTCTCATAAAGTATATATACTTTCCCCTCCATCTTTGCGGCTTTTCTTGCAAGCGAACGCATCTTAGCTATATCTGCCATTCTCTTTTTGTTTTCACACGCACATCCCATTATAAACCGAATTTTCTAAAATAATCCGCAATGCCTTGCTTTATATGCCTTTCCATGAATGCCTTTCTCGCATAAGAACCGACCTTGTAAATCGCCTGTCCGTATTTCTTTTCTATATCACCGCTAAAGCTTATCCCCACACTTTCAATCCTTAGCCCCTTATCTATCGGTACGGCTGTAATAGAATCGTGAAATTCACCCGTAATTATCAGGTTTGGCGTCCCTTTTGAACTTACAGGAGCATTTATCAGCGAAGAATACATAAGCGGGGCTACCCTTTGCTTGAAAGCAGCATAGCCTTTGGCGTTCTTATACCAATACCCTGCTTCTTTGGTATTGAAGTACGGGTCATTAAGGTAAGTAGGGCGTAACGGTTTGTCGTTTCCGTTAATACCTGACCATAGTTGTTCTACAATATATTGGGAAACTTCTTCTCTGTTTTTTACCATAATATCCCGTATCATCGGTTCAAATCCGGTAGCAAACCGTCTGAAATTTTCTTCTGCTTCAATAATGTTAGCCATAGTCAAGACAATTTAGGGGCGAATGAACGCCCCTAATTAAACGATACCACCATCATAATATACAATCATCTTTTTTCTGTCTTGCCGCACCGGAAGATGCTATATCATCGTAGATGGACGAAAGGGTTTTCTCCCTTTCTTCGGGCGGGCGGTCAAGAAAAAACACATTCTTATGTGTGTTTATGAAGTCCCTCTTCTTCATATTTCTCACCCTCTCTTCATTGAATGTTACACCTTCTACTATCATGTCCAAGCCTCAATACCTGTAATTCCGGCTTCTTGCAATACAGAGGGAGATGCAAGGGTAACGGGGTCCTCGCCAACGGTAGTAATGACCCCGTTAGCATAAGAAGCACTTGTCGCCCCGTCCAACGCTTTTTCTGCATTCTTTGCCAGTAATTCACCGTAATACTCCGTAATATCCAAATTTCCGAAGTGCTCAATCAATTTATACTTGTTTGCTTCCGTTGATACCAAATCGACATAAACCAACCCTTTCAATGCGTCAACGACATCAAAATCATAAGCTCTCACATCCGCATTCTTGATATATTTCTCGTAATCCTTGAACATGGTTGCGATAGTCAAGTTGGCTTCTGTACCGGAAGAATCCCAATCCTGACCGCCCGGATAAACGCCGGACAGTGGAATGCCTGCCAAATCTTTCGTACCGTCATTCATTCCGTAAATGACGTTGTTCTCATCTACAAAATAAGCATCAAATGCCACATTCTTTGCCACCATGATGTTTGCTTTCAAGCTGGCATCGTAGTCCTGCAAAGTCCATACATCATTTTTAGCTGAATAGCTTGTGATTTTAGTAGGGCCATATCCCGTAGCGGAAGTTTGCGCCTCTCCACCGGAAGGTGCATATTCCACAATCGTTTTGATAGGGAATATTCTTCCCGGACGGTCTGCATGGCAAGCCTTTTCAAAGGCTTCCGCTGTTTTCTCTGTAGGTATCTTATGACCGTGAATAGTCAGTATGATAGCTTTTATTTTACCGGGGTCAAGCACACACACGGAGCTACCCGTATTAAAAGTTGCAACGCCCGGACACTTTCTATAATCTGTTGCCATAACATTTTACTTCTTTAATGGTTAAATTTACATTTTTCATCTCGATAGCATCAATAAAATCACTGAATGGTTTCCCGTCTTCTCCTATAACCCCAACCCTGCCATATCTGTAGTTTTCAATGTAGGAATGTGGAACCACATCATTGTAACTACGGACAATGTTTATGTCTTTCTTGATTTCATCCAAGAAAAGATTGTATATAGGTCGCAATACCTGCTCAAAGGAAGTCTTTTGCCGGTCTTCATTCGAATACCCTTTCAAAGTGTTTACCATAATAATAAACTCCAGGCTAACCTCTGTCTCGGCAGAACTTCTATCTTCCGTGAACGGAGAATAAAGACATATTATAGGAAACTTCAATTTACTTGTCTTGGGACTTTTACCCCATAAAGTTAATTGATTGCTTATGTAGGCCCAGTCTCCGAATAAAAACGACACATTGCTTCCGTATCTTTTCGATACCTTTTTTACAATGTCCGCAAATATATCATTTACCGGCTTCATATTCCCATACAGTTTATTTTACGCAACATACATGGATTGAAACATACACCAGCATATTCCTTTCCTTGCAAAAGTTTATAAACACGCTTGTTCATATTTACCATATCATTCCATGCCCTAATTTGCAAAACTTGTGGAGAAACAGCATCTCCATCGGCAGAAGTTACTGTTCCCACATTTGTTACGCTGTAATTACCGTCCGCTATATACTTGAAAAATATATAGCAAGCAATAGGGCTGTATTTTTCTGATAAAATAGCAAGCAGCCTATCCCATTTATCATCAACGCTATCTTCTTTTGAATCTTCTTTTGAGTTAAGATAATCGGTAAAAGCCTTACACATATCCTCACCAAGTATACGAATCAAATATTCCTGTTCATATACGGAAATATATGATTCTATTTTGCCCAACTCCGCATCTCTTGTTATAGAGGGAGCGCCAGTGTCAGGATTTATCCCGACACTCAGCAACCCGGTGAAAGATTCGTAGTCAATTATCATACCGTATCTTTTTTCGCAGATTTACGTTTAGTGAACAACTCCTCGCAACCCAACGCTCTGGCATCATTAATCAGTTCGTTTGTCGCTTCAATTTTACCCTCGGCATAAAACTTGCTCGCAAGAGCCATTCCGACTGAAACTTCATCGCCTGTTTTATACTTCACACCATCCTTGACAAATGTTACGTTATAACGCTTAGTCAGGTTTATTCTATATTCTTTTCCCATAATTATTCTCCTTATGCTTCTTGAGTGATACCTTCTATTACAGTAGAGAATGTGTCCTTTACAAATGCGGTCTTATATTGCGACTTGATATAACACATCAGCCTCTTCTCTGCGATTACAGTCACGATATTCTTGCGGAAATCGTCATTCTCCCATCCTAAGGTAATAGACAATTCCCACAAGTCACGAATGTTCAAGTATGAGAAATCACCCATGATGAAATCTCCTTGTTTTACTGCTGTGGTCGTTTCTACACGCAATCCCTGAATCAATTCATCTCCATATCGGAATGGGCGGAGATATTGACCGTTAGCATCCTTAGCCAACTGCATGGACGCATAATCCAATGGGTTCATCAGTACAAGGTTCGGACGATAAGCCATTTCGCTGGTGGATACAATTTGCGAATATGCAGCCACAAGAGCATCAAACATATTTGGCTTCTCAACATAGAAAGTAGAGAGAGAGAATGCCGGCATATCCGATGCAACGCCTTTTATTTCTCCACCAGAGCCATTGCCTGACAAAATTCCCTGCTCTTCTTTGATTCCAAGTTTATTTACCATTTCCGTTTCAACTTCATTGACGAAGCTGGGAAAATCCGACAGCGTTTCCTCTGTAAATTTAGCAGCAATAGCCACTTTGGCAGCGGTTATTGTTTTTTCTGTCAATGTCGCATCCATCAAAGGCTTTAGCCCACCTTCAGGAACCCATGCAGCATCTCCGTCCTTGCTTGTATATTCCGCATAAACCAAAGCCCTATTATTTGTGCTTGATACATTTGCATATTTTCTAATGACGGTTTGCGCTCTCGGACTGACTGATAAATTTGGGTCAACCTCAAGTCCGTAATGCGGAGCAAGGGACCCGGAAGTAATAGTTGCAGCGTCTTTCTTTTCCAGCACAAGATTTAATCCCAACTTATTGCCGGGAGCCGACTGACAAGCCGATTTCAAATCAAGAGACATAACGCCCTTCTTGTCCGCGGCAATATACTCCTTGAGCTGTTCGTGTAGCTGCTCATAAACAGATTTAATCTTTACCTCCCCGTTTTTACCTACTTCGGTAGAAGCCTTTACACGTAAAATGGCATTCTCCAATTCATTAACCTTCTCCTCAAAAGTCTTTTTGTCAATGCCGGCAAAATCCTTTTCCTTGATGTCATTTATGGAATCAGCGGCATCCTTTATGGATTTACGCAAATCTTCCAATTTCACTTCATCCGCAAGATAGCCTTTCACTTGTTTTTCAAAGGCTTCTCCCATTTTTTCGTCCAAAGATTCAAAAAACTTCTTGTTTTCTTCGGACAAGCCGGATGTGTCCATAAGTTCTAAAAATCCTAATTTCATACCGATTTTAGTTTTAATAAATTACATAATGATTTTTCTTCCGTTTTGCCATTACTGCCGGCTTCCATCCCTTTGGGTGGAGCAGGTATAACACCGTCCGGCCTAAAAGATGCAAGTGACATTGCTTTGGCTATAATTTTTTGCAAATGCTGTTGCTTGGTTGTACTCATATTTTTACATAACAAGGAAATTTCACCGCTTAAATCCTTATAAGCGTTTTCGTAGTCTTCAATTGACTTCAACCCCAAATACTCGGTTTCTCCATTACAGCCAATTGATACCACCGATATTTCATACAGCTTAACCTCTCTAACAATCAGGGCTTCTTTTTCGTAATCCCATTCGCAATTCTCCCATACATACTCATAGCCAATAGAGAATTGATTAAGCGTGCCTGACTCAAGTTGTTTTATGGCCCTATCTCCAAGTTCAATCTCATCAATGCGCGCCTCAAAATAAAGCCCTCTATCATCTTCTTTCAATTCTGTAATAAATCCCAAAGGCTCTGACATGTCGTGCATCCAAAGGAGTATAATTTTGTCATTTGCCTGGCTTTGCGGCCCTCTTTCATTGATACTTTTTGAAAAGCAACCTTTCAATAGAATATCATGAGCCTTATCCATGTTTCCGAATACAGCAGCGTATCCGCTGATAGTCCGGCTTTCGGGGCTATATTGGACATCCTTCGAGTTTATGGAGAACAATTTATACTGCATCCCCATCTTATCTTTGTATTTATTTGTCATTGTTTCCATTTTCCTTACTGTTATTGACGTTATTTTCAACAGATGCACTGCTTGCTGCACTGCTATCAAAATCTCCTTTTGGATTATCCGGGTCAATATCTATGTATCTTGCAACTTCTATACGCGCCTCATCATGTGTTATCAAAGACTTATCTATCAATCTCTGTAAGGCATCAGCAACTTTAACCAAAGTATTGGCTTCTGTCTCCTTATTGGTTTGAAGGCATTCAACATCTGTAAAATCAATCTTAATAAAAACACCTTCCGGACATATGGCTTTTGAAAGACATTCTGCTATCTTTCGGCTATCTGGAATGATTACGTCCTGATAAGCCTTTTTCCCGGCACTTTCAAGGTTGTCGTATTTGGCGTCCGTAAAAAGATTGGCATTTATACCCATTGCATTGGCAATCTTATCTGTGCACCTCTTATCCTCTTCATGAAGTTTTAATTCATCAGCATTAAAATCAAGAGGAAGCCATCCTAATTTGTAACGTGTCACCAAAATGGGATATTCCTTGTTTACTAAGCCATAATCACGTTTAAATCTGTCTTTTATATCCTTTTCATCTTCCGAGGAAAGGGCAACATTTCCCATCTGGTCAGTATAATCATTATAGAGCACGCCTTTAGGACCACCATTTACAAGCAATGTATGGCTTGCAGACATAGAAGCTACCCAGTTTGATATAGGCTGGGAAAGGCTATCTGAAACGGACTCAAATTTGACATCAGCAGTCGCACCGCTATTTATTACTATATTGCTGTCATATATTACAAGATATTCATAGTCCTCCAACTCTAATCGAGTTCCGTTACAGTCTATATATACACTTGATATAATATTTTTCAGTTCGTATTGGCGAAACACCTTACCGGTTCCTTCCATATGGAAAATCTCAGGTGGAATTATCCACATTGCCTTAGGAGTGCTTGTTTTTGTCGCTCTAACAAGAACAATTGGACAATAGCCGAATACCTTAAGACATATTTCAATTTGCTTTACAAATGAAGAGAATGTTTGCAGCGGATTGGGAGCGTTGAGTATATTACGTATATCGGCAAATGTCCTTTTTTCATTTCCATCCTTATCTACCACATAAGGAATACCACGGGACATCATAGAACCGATTTTATCAACTACAGTGAAGAAAGGCGTACAGGAAACAAGCGCTCCGGCTTTATCCAAATTGTCAGTCATGTCATAATATACTTTCCATTTGGAACGCCTTCCAAACAAATCGGACAAAAACCAGTAGTTTCCTGCTGCATCTCTTTCTACCCGATTTACATTATCATACATCGGAATAGACTTTTTATTCTCTGGCTTCCAAAATTTAGTAAATATGCCCATATACAAAGCAGGAGTGACAGCAAATAAATGCGGCCACTCCCATATATTTAGTGTTTTAGTCCATTAATACGGTTGCGTGCAACTTCACACGCTTGTAGTGACCCTACGTGTGCAAATATATATATTATTTAGACTAATTCCAAATAACAAACAGCATTTTTATGATTATTTTTTTGATTTTCTTTTTACTCTATCTGCTATACAACACAATACATACATTGCTTCATAGACATCTTTGCCGTCATAGTCCATTAGATTACGCATAAATAAGGACATTTTATTATCTCTCTTGAATTTAAAATCTCGAATTAGCCCCTTAAATGCTTCAATATAAGAAAGTTTCCCTGTATTTTCTTGCCTTGCCCACACATCACCTATTTCAGCCCTATAATCGCGTATATAATGAAGCATCGCCTGCGAAGTCTCAATGTTTACATCGGCACCAGCGACCAGCGCGGCGATTTCTTTGATGGGAATCAATTCTCCTATATACGCATCGTCCACATATATTGTATCATGTACAACATACGCTTTCGCATACAGAAAACGCCCATTAAGCAGTGGATGTATTTCTACAATTGGAATGCCGGAAAATGCGACTGTCGCAGCCTCATAGCTGTCATATTCAAAATCTCCGCGTTTTTCTACGGTTCCGGTAAGAGCATCTGCCCCATCATCATGTGCGTTTTTCCCGAACTTCCTAAAAGATTTTATCTCTGCATAAAATTCAGGAAAGAGCACTTCCCAACCTTCCGGCATATATGTAAGATTCATAACCTCAGCGGAGCGGGTAAATATTCGAACTTCCTTATTCCCCGACTGATGAAACCATTTTATTTCTGTTTCATTATTGCCCATTATCCGTGATTGCCGCTCTACGTTTCGGGCAAAACCACGTCCACCGTTATTGCTTTCAATGTTAGCTATGGTTACTCTATCTTTGGCAAGCAAAGCTGCAACTTGCGGTTCCGTAACCTCCATAGGAGCGTCCGTATATAGTATGCTTAAAATAAAGTTGCCTATTTCTGTATCCACATAATCTATGGAACATAATCTGTCACCGCCCGTATCTGCGGTATCGGTATAATTTTTCCGAATGGCACGGTTGGTATATGGTATTTCCCTATAAGTCTTGAATGTACCGTACATGAGACCTTCTATAGGTGTAGGGTTTTGCATATATTGTGTTTCAAAGACGAATGGATTTATTCTATTGAGATTATGCAATTCATCCAATGTGTGTTTAAATTCCCACAAAGGAAATTCTTTCCCGTCCGCTTCTTTTTCTATGACCGGCAATGAAAGGACAGTCCATTGCCCTGGCTCTGTTTTCATAAGATAGCCGCACAAATCATTCTCATGCAGGCGCTGCATGATTATTACAATCGGGGTGTTTCGGCTGTTCACTCGGTTACGGATAGTAGTTTCAAAGCGTTGGTTAACCTTTTCCCTTTTCACGTCAGACAAAGCGTCCTCCGGCTTAATAGGGTCGTCTATGACAATGGCGCCGGAAAACCTTGCCCCCTTTAATATGCTATCTATTTCTTTTTCTGTTTCTTTATCATCTATATCGTCCACCTCTCCAGCGCCAAATCCCGTTATCTGTCCACCTGTTGACACCGCATATACACCACCGCCAGCTGTGGTACTCCACTTCTTTTTGCTGTCTGTTCCTCTCTTTATCTGGACATACGGGAACAACTGTTGATACTCTTCTGATTTAACTATGTCTCTAATCTCTTCTGAATTATCGTGAGCCAAATCGTCAGAATATGAGAGATGGACAAACTTTGAGGAAGGGTTGAGTGCCAATCCGTATGATATAAAGTTCTTTACGGCTAATTCGGTCTTTCCATATCGTGGTGCAATATTGATTATCAGTTTTTGAATTTTTCCGGAAATAACATCATCCAACGCATTACATATGCGTTCATGGTGTCTGCTCACTACAAATTTGCGCCCTGTTTTACTTTTAAAGAAAAATTTTGTGTAATTGAGAACGCCCGACATACAAAATGCTTGTAGATACCGTACACCGTCCATCATAGCCTTTCTATCAGTTTCTTTGCATCCTCGACACTTATGGGTTTGCTGGTATTCATCGCTATTTCGGTAGGCTCATCAAACCCAAGCATTTTACATATACGCTCAATAGCCTTTATCTTATCATAAAGTTCTATCTTCACATATTCAACATCTACAATTTCCGGAGCATCACTTGTTCCGATATTTTTTTTCAATATCTTGGTAGATATACTTTTTATTGCTGATTTCTCTTTGTCAGAGAGTTCATCAAATTCTTTACGCTCTATCCATGTGTTGTGCATGCTGGCAATGGATGAGAAAGCTATACCGGACAATTCTTGTAGAATGCGTTCTTTAGTTATATCCGATTTGTTTTTTTGTTCCTCCTGCAACTCTTTGACCCTTTGGGCTACCTTTGGGTTGGACAACAACTTGCAAGATTCTTCCCACACTTGTTTATCTTTCATCTTCTCGCACGAATAGGCACGACGATAGGCATCGGAAGTATTACCGCTTTCGATGTAGTAGTTGCAAAAATTCTCTTGTTTGATTGTAAGTCCTTTCATGTCTTTTCGTTAGTATGGGAAGCATGCCACTTGACATGCTTTTGCAAAGATAATAAAAATATATTGCAATTATAGCGCATATTTTAATGTTCTTAATCATGGCTTATTGGTTATACACTCAACCCAAATTCCCGGCAACACCAGCCACGTGGGTATAGAGTGTCCTTTAGGCGATTTGGCAGTCCGATTTCACCTGAACGTATTGAGCCAAACGGCCAACGGACTTTCCTCTTGAATGGTTCCAAACTCCCGTATAACGACCGAGCCTTTCAAGGGGCGAATGACATCAACCTGCATCCGCTTCGAGGTTTTAGGTGGGGTGACACCCGTACAAGCATCCTCTAAGTGCTTCCTTGCATCGTACTTCCTGCGGTTTCCCGCCCCGTTTTCACAGCCCTCTACAAGGTTCCTTCATCGGTCAGAGGTGCACACACAGCGTCATGACCGATTGTATACTGGCTTTAAATAGAAAGCCCCGTAATAGGTACGAGCTACTACGAGGCAATCATATATAACCTCCATAAGGAGAATGTTTAATCAATGTCTGGTAACATCCCGTACTTGTTACACGGGTAAAAGTAGGAATGTTTTTTTGCACAATCGGAGAAAAGGAACAATCTTTAATATTTACTTTTCATTCTGTCGCTAAAAGGGGCTAAAAGGGAGCAAGAACGCCTAAAAGGATGATATAATAAAAATGATATACACATTACCATCTAATAATCAATATATTATAGATATAGAAGTGTATCTTTATATTAACATTTTATTGCATTTATAATGATATATTTACATATTGATATTGTTCACGAAATCAATAACCTTTCTATTCGCTTCATCCACTTTTTTCATATCGAAACGGATATAGATGTCGGTTGTTGTACTGTTCGCCCAACTATGCCCAAGCGCGTGGGCGATTACCTCTTTGGGAACATCGAGTTCTGCCGCTACCGTGGCCCATGTGTGTCTTGCCCAATATGAGGACAAATCAGGGAATAAAGGATTTCTACTCTTTTTCCCTCCCAATCCCTTCCTTTCTGTCTCTCCAATCTGTTTTAACCCTATTCCCATACGATGTAGGAAATCCTTGTAATTTCCGTATTCATCCATTATATTAAGAAGATAATCCTTCCCTTTGTATTTCTCAATTATAGCCTGCGCTTCCGGTTCTACTTTAATACTGTATAATTTCCCCGTCTTAGCTCTTTTATATTCAAAACGACCATTTACCAATGCAGAATGTTTTGCGTTGAACAAATCGGCTGCATTTACTCCTATGAGATAGAACATGAGCATGAACATATCCCTATATCTAATCTGGTATTCCTCACATGGATAATCTCTCAATAACCTAAGTTGTTCTGCTGTAAGGCTGCGTTTTCGGGTTTCCTCTTTCTTTATTGAAAACCTTCTGAATGGATACAATGTTGTGTACTCCTCATCAATGGCGTAGTTGAATACACTACGTATGTTCCGTAAATGAATAGCGTAGGCATTAACCTTCATCGTCTTTGCCATCCACGTTTCAAAGTTTTCCAGCCATGACTTATCCATGCTCTCAAAAGTACAATAACTATCGTATTCCTCAATCTTGTTTCTTGTGGTTGTATATATAGACTTAGTCCCCTGATTAGTTTTCTTGGAAACGAATTCATCAAGATAATAGAGAAACGTCTTTTGATTTTCAACCTTGCTACTTATAGCGTCCTCTATCAACTTCTTCAAAGCTTTGTCTGTAGTTGATTTCAACTTTTCTTGTTGCTCTAAAGTAAATATTACTGTTTCCGCCTTGTTTATTATTCCACGGGCAACTATATTCCTCGGCTTGTAATTTTGTGCACGCACAGAATATTCATTCCCATTCCATTCTTTTTCCGATGCACTTAGCTGCGTAGCTATCATTATTTGTTTGTTGTGGAATACATTCAACTTTATCGGATAAGTACCATCTTTTTTTTGCCTTCTTTTATCAAGGTAGAATTTAACCGTTGCCAT